ATGAATATTCCTAAGTATACAGAATCTTTTCGGAAAATTTTAATGCTTAAAAATTATTCTCAAAATACAATTCAAAATTATGTTTGTCAGATTGAGGTGTTTTTAAGAAAAATGTCTGAAAATTTTACAGAACCCGCGAAAGTAAATGAAAAAAAACAACCAATACCAATAAACATGCACAATGTGCTTTGAGGTTGTTTTATAAAACAATTATCCATCAACCGAATAAATTTAAGTTTATTCCGTATCCCAAAAAAGAAAAAAGCCTTCCGAGAGTAATAGACAAAGATTTTCTCATTTCTCAAATTCAGAAAATTGAAAATGTGAAACATAAAGCAATTATCATGTTGGCTTTTTCTGCAGGTTTACGAGTTTCTGAGGTTTGCAATCTTTTAATTTCCGATATAGACAGTAAGCAAAAACTTATTTTTATTCGGCAGGCAAAAGGAAAGAAAGACAGATTTGTACCACTTTCCGACAATGTTTTGCAAACGCTTCGTGAATATTATAAAAAATACCATCCAAAAGAATATCTATTCAACGGACAGTTTGGAGGAAAATACACCCCAAGAAGTTGTAACCAAATCGTAAAAAAATATATCTCAAAAGATTGTCATTTTCATTTATTGCGGCATAGCAATGCCACCGCATTATTAGAATCTGGAACCGATTTACGAATTATACAAAGCCTTCTCGGTCACAATTCTGTAAAAACAACGCAAATATACACTCACGTTTCCGTGCAGTCTATTAGAAACATCAATACTCCAATTTGATTATGTCAAAAATTTCCCAAAATACCATCAACCAAATACAAGACGTAGAGCTATCTAAAGCCTTTCGTGGTTTTGTAGACCTTAAAAAATCGAGTTCTGTGTACAAAGCTCTTTCGCCTTTTACAGAAGAAAAAACACCGAGCTTTGTGGTTTCAGACGCAAAATCTATTTGGAAATGTTACGCTTCCGGAAAAGGAGGTAAGGATATTATTTCTTTCATCATGCAAAAAGAAAATCTAGATTTTCGTGCTGCAACAATGATGGCGGCGCAAGAACTTAATATCTTGGTAAGCTACGAAGAAGAAACTAAAGAAGCCAAAGAAAAGCGCGAGAAAAACGAAGTTTTACAAAGTATTGTTACCAAAGCAAACAATACTTATATCAAAAATTTTCAAAAATTACCTGCAGAACATTGGGCGAAAGTTTACATGATGCAAACCAGAGGTTTCAGCGAAGAAACGTTGGAGCATTTCGATATTGGTTTTGCTTTTGGTGATAACCGACTTACTTCGGTGATAAAAAATGAAGGCTTACTTTCCGATGCTTTAGAATTGGGAATTGTAAAACAAAACGAGCACAACGAAGCCAATCATTACGATTTTTTCCGTGAAAGAATTGTTTTCCCAATCTACAATCAAAGAGCGTTTCCCGTTGGTTTTTCGGGAAGAAAAAGCCCTGAAAACGAAGATAAAAACATTGCAAAATATCTCAACTCTGTAGAGTCTAATATTTTCCATAAAAAAAATATTCTGTACGGGTTCAATTTAGCCAAAGAAGGCATTAAGTTTTTCCAATATGCTGTTTTGGTAGAAGGCGCTACAGATGTAATGAGAATGCACCAAGTTGGATTCAACAACACGGTTGGTACACTTGGAACCGCGCTTTCGGTGGAACAAATTTCACTTTTAAAAAAGTACACCAACAAAGTTGTAATCTTCCGAGATAACGATAAAAATGAATCTGGACAAAAAGCCGCCAAAAGAGATATTGAAATTCTTTTGAAAAACGGTTTGATGGTTGATATTATCGTTCCCGAACACGAAGGTGAAGATCCGGATTCTATAGGGCAAAAATTTGGTAAAGATTCAATTTCTTACATCTCTGCACTTATGCAGGATGCCGTTATTTTTTTGGTGAAAGGTAAATATGAAGAGCTTACAAAAGATATTGAGCCAAACGCAAAAAAGAAAATCGTTCTTACACCACAGATTAAAAAAACTTTCGTTGAGTTTATCGTAAAAAATATGATGCTCTTCGAAAACCAAGTCGACAGAAATTTTTACATCAAATATATCGCAGACACCTTCAAAGGAGAGGTTTCCGAGAAAGATATTAATGATGTAATAAAAGCGGTAGAAGAGGAAGCGAAAACAAAAAAAGTAAAAACAAGTTGGGTAGACGAGTATTCTTTTGTGCTTCCGGAATATGTTTCGGTTAAACTGGAAGATGTTTTGAAAGACATCAAAGAATACGGAATATTTCAAAGCAACAATAAAATTTTTGCAAAAAAAGGAACAAGTGAACCATTTTATTTTGATGAAATTTCAAATTTCAGTATCGAAATTGTGCAGCACATGCAAGACGAAAAATTCCCAATGAAGTTGATAAAAGTTGCTAATGTTCATGGGATTGAAAAAATATTCGATGTAAAATCTGATCTCATCAATACATTACAATCTTTTAAAAATGTAGTTACCGCTTTTGGAAACTTCTTCTTTTCTGGTTCTGCAGCCAATCACGAAAGTTTATTAAAATATCTTTTCGATAAAATGGGCAACGGTAGAAAAATAGATATTCTAGGTTGGCAACCAGAAGGTTTTTGGGTTTGGAATAATAAAATAATTATTCCAGGAGATTATGAAGAAGCTTTGAACAAAGAAGGGCTTTTTAAATACGATAACGAATCTTATTATATTCCGTCGGCAAACAAAAATTATGAAAAAAATATGTTTGCATTCGGACCACAAAAGAAATTTAAATCGATACCTTCAGAAATATCAGCGGCCAATTATTTCAACCAAGTTTATAAAGTACATCGTGAACATGCTATTACAGGGTTGCTTTTTGGGGTTGCTTCTTTATTTCAAGATATCGTTGTACACTACACCGGCTTTTTTCCAATCCTTTTTTATTTTGGTCCCGCTTCTACAGGTAAAGATAATTTAGCAGAAGCAATACAGTCGCTTTTAGGAGTTCCGCAAACTGCTATTCAGTTGGAAGGTGGAGCTTCAACAATTAAAGCTCAAATCCGAGAGTTTTCGCAGTTTAATAATGGTATTTCGCAACTTTCAGAATATAAAAGGGGAAATCCGCAACTTGATGGAGTTTTAAAAGGACTATGGGACAGACGAGGCTACAAACGTGGTTCTATAGAATCTAGAGTGGCAACTGATGAAATCCCGATTTTATCTTCTACCATTCTTACAGGGAACGATTATCCAGATGCAGAAGCTTTAATAACACGCTGTTTGTGGGAAGAAATGAAAGTACAGGAATTTGACGAAAACGCAAAAATAGAGTACAACAAACTGAAAGATATTATTAAAAAAGGAGTTTCCGGAATTTCAGATTATTTCATTAACAGAAGATCCTACTTCGAAGCTGAATTTTTAGAAATATACAGAAGTAATGTAAATCTTCTGAATGATTTAGATGCTTTCAGAGATACTACTTCAAGAATTATTTCAAACCTTAGTGTAATTCTAAGTATTTACAAGCTTTTTGAAAAAGAAAATTTCTTCCCTTTCGGGCAAAGCGAAATAATAAAACATTTTGCTGAAATGGTAGATAATCAAAAAAGAAAACTGGCATCGGCTTCACCGTTTATTAAGTTCTGGGATTGCTTCATTATGTGTATGCGTGGAAATGTAACCGACCGATTGATTGTGAATACAGACATTCGTATTGATGGTGCTACGTTGCTTTTCAATTTCAAAACAGCTTTTATGAAAATCCAAAGAATGTGGCTTGCTCAATATCAAGAAGCAGCACCAGATCAACGTAAAATGAAAGAGATTTTAAAAGAAGATTCTTCTTTCATTGCTGAAGGTGTAAAGGCAAGGGTTGATAAAGACGGAACGCCAACTTCGGCTTTCTCGGTAGATCTTTCTAAACTCGGTGCAATACATGGTGATATTATTCATCAAGTAAATGTACAGTTGAACCAAGGAACATTATTTAGTGAAAACGGAACGGTTGAAAAAGAAAGAGAAGAAGAAGAAGAAACTCTTTTTGGTGATGATGATTTTGTGCCTTTCGCAGGCAGATAACTATTTTTTTAAGCCCTATAAGAGAAAAACTTCTGAAAACCTACTTTTTTTCGTCTACAATTTCTACAAGGGTTTAAAGTATTATAAATAAAGGATTTAGTATGTAGAATTTATTGTAGAAATTGTAGAAAGTTGTAGAAATATAAAACAAAGTTTCTACAAAATTCTACAAGAATGATTCTAAATAATATAAATAGAATCTTGTAAAGTGCTGTAAACAAACAGTTTTACATGTTTGTAGAAATTGTAGAAAATGTAGAAGAAGTTTTTAATACATCTGAGATAAATAACAAAAAAAAATGCAAAAAAAATACTTTGAAAATGCGGAAGACTTTCAAAACTATGTGAAAGAACATAAGCCGCAAGAAATTTGGCTCGATGATTTTTCGGAAACAAAACCTTATCTGAGTGGTTTGAAGTATTTTTTTCTGAAAAATAAAGAAATGGTAAGAGGCTCGTTTTCTTCGCAAACTTTTTATGTGAATAGTTTAGAAAACATTCATAATTCATTTGAGAAAGGAATGTATGTAAAAATAGAAACAAATTAAATTTTAAATAAAATGAAAACCAAAATCTACATCTCTGGTAAAATAACCGGTATAGAAGACAAAGCCTTCGAAATCTTCCAAAAAGCAGATGAGCATCTTCAGAGTATGAATTTCGAAACCGTAAATCCTATGCTTCTCAAGCATAATCACGACAAAAGCTGGGAAAGCTACATGAAAGTTTGCCTGAAAGCTCTCATCGACTGCGATAAAATATACATGCTCCTCAACTGGCGAGACAGCAAAGGCGCAATGATGGAACTGGAAGTCGCCAGAAAACTGGGCATCTCAGTAATTTTTGAAAAATATTTATAATGTTCCCAAAACACAACATCCTTCCTCCAAAGGGAGACAACCCGATATTTAACGAGATGTATCAAAAGAAAATTGATTTTCATCCGTTGCCGTTCTGCGAGTTTTTCCAGGGGATGGATGTTTTGCAGATTTATGGCCAAGAAACGAAAGAGTACATCTATGCTTTGTATTTCAATAGTCGTTTGGTGGGCCACGTTTATCACGGAGATTTGTACTCAGAAAAACAAATTCTTCAGATAAAAGAACAGTTTTTCCCGCCAACTTGGGAAGAAATACAAAATTATGTAAATGAAACCTCGGGCGTTTGGTACGCAAAAATGCACCAAAGCCAATACGCTTTTGTTTTCGATAGAGTTTTAAAAAAAATTGAGTGATGAAATTATATTTTAATACAGCTTTAAAAGCATTGGAAGATAAAAATAATTTTCTTGTATGGTGGTTTCCTTGGAATGGAATGATTAGAAATAAAGATGGTGAAGAAGTTGGAGAAATATCTACTAAAATTATGGAAAAGCTTATTGATAGTGAAAAATTAACATTTATCGGTAGAGGTTCTGATTTATTAGACCATGAAAAATATTATAAACTTTTAAAAAAAATTGAGTGATGAAACACCTAACAGTAAACGCAGAATACATCATTAAATCAGATTTAATTAAGATGTTAGAGGAATTTATAAAAGAATTAAAAAAGCCAGAAGAAACGGTATTATTTGAAGTTGAAAATAATATTGGAGGAAGCTTTAAAGCTGAGATTAAAACAGAAGAATTACCAGATTTAAGACAAAAAAACAAAGATGAAACAACTTGAATTAGAATTAAAGGAAAGACTTCTTATTGTGGAAGGTGATTTTATGATTTATCATAATGGGAAACCATTAAAATACGTCTGCAAAGGTTCAGAATTAACGGAAGAAATAGCGAAAGGATTGGTTAAAAATGAAATCTCGGATTATTTGGTTGAGTGGGCTTATGATTATAAAAACGAAGAGGAATTAAACTTAGATATTTTCAGTTGTTTAGAATCTTTCATTTCAGCGATAGAAGCACAAGGTTATTATTGGGGTGATAATCCAATTCGAGTACCAAAGCGGACGGTTTACCAAGATGCCAATTTTAATGTAGATGAAATGGAGAAATTCAATATAGCCGAATACAGAACATTCAAACCCGAGAAAACTTTAATATTTAAAATAATATGAAAACAAAAGAAGAACTTTTAAAAATATACTCGGCTTATTTGCCATATGGGTTGAAAGTAAAATTACATGAAAAAGATTCATTTTCAAACAAGGTTAAAGAGCTGTCAGGAATAATGGAGTTTGGATTATGTTTTTTAGGAAAAGGCGGATATTTCGGATTTACTGAAAGAAGCTTTGAAGATTTTAAACCAATCCTTTACTCAATGGATATGCTTACACAAGAAATCGAGCATAACGGCGAAAGGTTTGTTCCGATTGATAAAATAAAAGAATATAATTTAGGTCATGTAAATTGGATTTCAAACGAAAGGGAAGAATGGATTAATAGATATGGTTTTAATCACTGGTTTAAACATATCCCATTGGGAATTTACAATATTTTGTTAGAATGGCACTTCAATATTTTCGGATTAGAAGAATCAGAATACATAAAAAAAGAAACTTTGAATTGGTCGGAAAATCCGAATAGTTAAAAATAAAAATTAGAAAACATGAAAATCACCATTCACTTACCTGTAACTCCCGCAATTAAAAAGTATCTCGATGTGCGGGTTGGTCCCAATTACAAAGTCGGTTCTGAAGACTGGTTTGGCGGTATTATTATTTCTGTTTTAGAAAATAAAAATAGCAATAAACATTACACGCTAAAAAACCACCGAGAAGAATCGGCAACCAAAGAATTTTCTTTTTTAATGAGCCTTTCGTGTAGCGAGAAAAACGGAATTCTGATTCTTCCAAAACACGAAGTAATAATCAATAACATTATTGAAGATGCATTTCGTAGAGATATGTATGTAAATGCCATCATCAACAAGAATCAATACAATATAGACTACAATACTACATTTCTTAACACCTTAGAATTCTACGATATTACAGATGAAGAAATGACTTTAGACGCCATTAAGAGAGATTTCAGCAGGAAAAAAGAAAGTATTGAAAAAAGAATGTTTCTACTGCCAAAATAAACAATAAATATTTTTTCATTTTAAAGACCGAAAAATGCAAAATTTTACAAACCTACCCGAAAATTTCTTCCGAGAATTGAAAGGGATTTTAGTTTTCGACAAATCGAAAATTTCTTATCTCGACCAACTCAAAGGAAAATTCCCCAATCCGGAAGAAGCACTTTACAAATATTGCGTACTTCCTGCCGATGTTTCAAGAGAAATTCCTACCGACATCAATTCGGGGAACGTCTCTTATGGAACCGATATTTCTATAAATCTTGTAGATTTAACCGTTCAAAACCGTGAAGATTGGTACGAACAGCTTAATAAATTCAACAAATTTGCTGTAATTCTTATTTCCAATACCGAAATGACCATGCTCGGAAATAACGATTTTCCGTTAAGCATTACGGTAAACGACAGCATTAAAGACGATGCTTCCGGAAGCGACACCTTCGTGATGCGCATCTACGGCGACAACGTAATTGCGCCAAAAGTGTACAAAATAATTCCAAAATTTAAAGTCCTTTTCTTTATTCCGCCTATCCTATAGTTTTGTCCGTGAAATCAATACGATGAACGGAATTAACAACTATTTCAACGAGCCAATGATGATAGATCAGCCATTTTTAATGTCTGTTTTGTCATCATTGGTTCTTGGTTTTAAGTCAAATAGTTTTTTAAGACAGCAGGATATCAACAGAGAATTCAAAGAAGATATCAATCTTCAGATTTCTTCGATGGTAAATCGTGGTGCTTCTCAATTTCCTATTCAGATCAATATTGTAGGTCCCGTAATCAAATATTCAGACTGGTACTACACAGGAACTCAAACTATTCTTAACATTCTTAAGCAGGTTGAAATGGATGACCGTATTTCTGGTGTTCTTTTCAATATTGATTCCGGCGGAGGAATGGGAGACGGAACCCGTGAACTGGCTAATTTCATTCACAATATGGAAACGCCTTCCGTAGGTTATTCGAATGGTTTAGTTTGTTCGGCAGCTGAATATATTTTTGCCGCTTGCAACTACAGAACGCTGAATCCTGATGCGAGTTACATCGGTTCTATCGGAACTTATTTTCCTTTTGCAAATTACCAGGGAATTTTCGAAAAACTTGGTGCCGAATTTAAAGACATCTATGCTGAAGATTCATCTTTGAAAAATCTGTACTACCGAGAAATGGTAGAAAATAAAAACGACGCAATTTTTAAAGAAATGGCGGCGAATTTCAACAATGAATTTGTAAGCGACATCAAAAAGTTTTACGGAACGAATTTGAAAGACGATGGTAAAGTTTTCAAAGGTCACATTTACAGACCGCAGGAAGCTTTGCAAATTGGTCTTGTTGATGAGCTGTGTAGTATTGAAGAAGCTATATTAAAATTTTAAAATATGAAATACCCAAAATTAACTGCTCTTCTCGGTTTGGCAACTTTGGCGTTTCACTCAAGTGTTTGGGCGAAAAACCACGTAAGGCTTACCGAAGAAGAATGTCAAAAACTTGAGGATCATTTGGAAGCACAACCGGAAAACAACACCGAAGAGCTTACAAATCTTCAGACAAAATTTGATACGCTGCAGGAAAAGTACAATGCCCTTGAAGGCTCAAACAGTACTTTATCTACAGCCATCACAACCGCTTTAGAATTGAACGGCCTTACCGCCGAAACCGAAAATGCCACACCTGAAGAGGCTGTCGCTTTACTCGGTACAAAATGCAAGGAATATGGAAGTTCTGAAAACAGACACGCATTTCCTAAGAATGATGGGAAAGAAAAACCTGAAAACGGTCTTATCAACAACGTTGTTGATATGAATGATGCTCACAACAAAATTTAATAAACAATGTCTGACAATTTAGATATCACAGCAATTGCGAACGAGATTGTTCGCTATGGTAAACAAAATCCTTTAGAATTGCAAGGTACAGTTCTATCTCCGGAGATTGTTGTAAACAAATTAAATCCTAAACCTTTATCGAAGGTAAAAGGAAAATGGACTTTCCCGTTGCTTTTAGTGGGCCACGTTATTCAGGCATTTTCTGATAAATGGACGCCGTACGGAATGGCGCAATTTCAGGCGAAAATTGCGAAAAACTTCCACCAAAAAGTAAACTTCCCGGTAAACCCTTACGATGCGTATGGTTCTTGGATTGAAGAAATGTATGAAGAAGAAAAAACGCCTGCTGAAATGCCGATTTCTAAGTACATCATGAATACCGTACTTCCGCCTGTAATTATCAGCGATTTAAGTATTCTTTCCGTTACTGGGGAATACGATGCTACAGATGTAGGTTCGCCAACACCAACTTTTGGAAAATCGATGGATGGGCTTAATAAGATTGTAACCGATATGGTTGCAAACACTACGCATCCTGTTTTCAAAATTCCTACCGATGCAGCCGATAATATCGTAGATAGAGTAACGGCTTTTGAAAAAGGTCTTCCACAACATGTAAAAGTTGATTTCATCGTAGTTTCTATGAAAGAATTCACAGACTATGTTGAATTAAGAGAAACGCCAACAGATAAGTTTATCGACTTCAATGATCCGCAAAGAGGGAAAACTAAATTCGGTAGAACGATTATCGGTATTCCTGGAAGAACCGATAACCAAATCTTAGCTTGGGTTTCTGGTAACTTCTACAGAATTTACGACAGAAAAGACAATCCTGCAGTAATTGATATGGTACAAGTACAGGATTACATCATGAAGATCTTCTCTCAATTCCATTTAGGGTACGATTTTGCAGTAAATGAGCTTGTTTATGTAGAAACACAAGATGCAGACGATGAGAGAGGTTTGAATAACGCAGAGAAGAATGCTATGTTCTATCCGCATGAAAACCTAAATGTAACACCATAATTTTATCATGGGAAAAGATACAAAACAAGAAGCTACTCCTCTTACTGAGGAGCAGCTTTTAGAAAAAGAAACTGCTCTTAACGAAAGAGAAGAAGTTTTGAATGCAAAAGAAAAAGAGCTTGAAGAAAAAGAAATCGCTCTTAACGCAAGAGAAGAAGCTTTGAACGCAAAAGAAAAAGAGCTTGAAGAAAAAGAAACCAACTTGAATGAGTTGGAAACTGATCTTCTAGCATCTCAAGGTAAAGAAGAGCCGGCGGAAGTAGTTCCAGGATTGGAGTTTACTTTCGAGAAAGAAAAATATAAATTCAAAGATTCTGCGCCTAAGAATCTTAGAATTGGTGGTAAGAAATTATCACAAGATGAAATTGCAAAAGACAAAAATCTTGCTGCAAAAATTATTAAAACAAACCACGTTCAAAAATTTAAATAAATGAGCTGCTTCGACGATATCAACTTAGAAAACGTAAACCACTGCCCAAATGACGAGACAGTGGCAGGTTTAGCAACGAAATTAAATTATATTCCGGAAGGGCAAGTTGAAACGCTTACGTTGCCAACTGTTACCGATGCTTCTACTTATGAAGAAAGAGTAACCATTGCGCCTACAGGTTTAGTTCCTGTTACGGGGAAAGGTTTTAAGGAAATCGATATTTTGGTAGACCAAAACGAACTGAAAACCGAAATGGTTGGAACAAAAGGCAACATGAAATTGCGTACGCAAATTGAAGCTTTTATTCCTGGTTTCAAAGCTAAAGTTGTTGGGTTTTTACAAACTCATAAAAACACACCGATGATTTTTAGTATTGTAGACAGTACGGGAACTCGATGGGTAATTGGCGACAAAAATAATCCAGCATTTATCGAATCTGCTCCTGGTACAACTGGGAAAACTTTCGAAGACAATTCTGGTATGACAGTTACTATTACAGCAAACTGTCCGCCAAGAAAATACGCAGGAACAATCACTTTACTTGCTGATGCTTAATTGTTATGAAAGAACACATTATTTTATCGGTACCATCGGGAAGCAGAATTTTGCACAGCAATGGTTCTGTTGAAACTCTAAATAAAGTTCCCGATAATGCACTTGAACTTTTAGAAGCTGGAGCCACGCATTTAATGTTCAAAGAATCTGCAAAAGAACCTTTGAAAAAGCTTGGTAAAGAACGATTGATGAGTTTGATTTCGGTTTTAAGAGCGCAGAAAAGAACGCGTGATTTGGCTATTGTAGAATTGGCTTTAGCTGAAAAAGAAGCCAATAAAAATTCAAAACCTGAAACTCCTTAATAGTTTCTATAATATTTGATTTAAAATTGTAAAATCTCTCTCATTTTGGGAGAGATTTTTTTCTTAAAAAAATGACAAGGGAAGAGCATAAAAATTTAATTGATTTGTACCTCGCTTCCGGTGGTGATGCGAAGAAAATACAATTGTACCAATCTTTCAGCGCTGCGAATTTCGTAAAGCTGAAATACTTTGTAAAGCAATTAAAAGTAGAACTTCCCGAAAATACCAAGCTTAGTACACCACCTACGAAGCTTAGTACACCACATCCAGAACCTAGTGCACCAGTTAAAGAAAGAAAAGGTATTTGGAATGATCTTATTTCGCAATATCCTGTAGAATTGCACCAGGAATACCAAAATCGTTACAAATATTGGTTAGAAGCCTGCAGTTTGAAAGTAGAGCTGAATGCAGTACATTATAAAGATGAGAAAACCGCCTACGAAATACAGGAGAAAATAATGTTTTGCTTCGAAAAGATGGATAAAGCGCAAAAAGCGTTGAACCATTACCAAAAAAACAAAAGAATTCTAAAAACCGAAACAAAGGTTGATTTTAGCGGTCTTTCTCCAATGGAATTGCTGAATAAACGCAATGTAACCCGCTCCAATATTACGAAGCGAAAAGCTACCATTAAAAAAATGGAAGATGCACTCCCCAAAAGCGATCACCCCGATTTTAAACGCAAACTACACTCTGTAAATCTGAAAATTGAACAGCTTCAAATGATGATTAATGAGTTGGAAGTTTTGGAGAAAATGGTTGGGAATTAATCTTGTCCTTTCGCAAGGCTTTGTGTGAGGGTATTTTCGTTGTATGGAAGTTGCAAAGTTCACACAAAATAATCTTTTACAACGTCTTAAAAATAATTATATAGACGATGAAAATTTCCCGCTAGAAAAAGCAGATCTCGAAAAGAAAAATATTTTGGAGAGAATTTGGGCTTTGCGAGCGGGTAATAAATATCATCAACAAGATATTATCGCTATTCTCATGCGACCAAAAGAGCGTGGCGGGGAAAATCTTTCCCGTTCTACAGCTTACCGAAATTATCAACTTTCTATGCAGCTTTTTGGCGAACTCGATAAGGTAGATGCGGCCGCCGAAAAAGCTGTTGCGCGTGCTACTTTTCACGATTTATACGTAAAAGCTTACCGAAACGGCGATTTTAAAACCGCAAATAAAGCCTATGAAAATTATGTGAAACTGATACCGGAAGATTCAAAAAGTATTGATCCGGAAATGTTGAGCGCTTCTATTTTCAGACAGATTTTACCACCTGCCGTGAAGAGAATGTTTAAGAAATCTGCAGAACGTGGAGTAGTAGATCTTATGTTTTTAGGCGCTGAAGATGCAGAATGGAAGGAAGTAGATAACGAAGACGAAGACGATGAGTAGTTTTTCACAATTTAAAATGCCTGTTAGAAACATCAATCACAATCTTATGCAGGCTGCGGTAACCGAGGCTATTATAGACGGAGTAAAAGAAATTGATGTAGAGGCGGGAAGAGGAGCGGGTAAGTCTACGGTTTTAGGCAAAAAAATACATACCAATGTAAAAGAAATGCCTAAATCTACCGGTGTAGTGGTTGCTGAAACTTTCGTACAAATCAAAACCAGAACTTTAGCTTCTACAAAGGAGGGTTTAAAGATGTATGGCCTTCATGAAGATATTCATTATATCGTAGGTTCTTGCGGTAAGAAGAAAGGTTTTGAAATGCCTTTTCAATCTCCCGATTCTTGGCATAATGTTATTCATTTTTTTAATGGCACTATTGCGGTTTTTGTTTCTTTGGATGATCCCAATTCGGGGCGTGGTTTAAATGCTTCTTGGGTAGTTGGCGACGAGGCGGCGTTACTTGATTATACAAGATTATTCAATAACGTTTTAACGACCAATAGAACGGTAAAGGCAGAGTTTAAATACTCTAAATCGCTTAACTCGGTAATGTTTGTTTCTTCTGTTGCTATGTCGCAGAAAGGCGCTTGGTTTACAGAAAGAGAGGCTAAGAGTATTAAAAATCCTAAGAAATATAGGTTTATTAAAGCTAATGCTTTTGTAAATGCTCACAATCTTGCACCTGGTTGGATTAAATATATGAAAGAGAATGCTCTTTCTAAGATGCTTTTTGAAGCCGAAATATTAAATATCCGACCTCGTGGTGTATTGGAAGGTTTTTATCCACAGCTCAAGGTAAGACATTATTATAATTCTAAAGACAATGTAGAGTTACTCGGAGGTGTGACCGAAGATTATACGCCGAGCTGTAAGTATGACCGTGATTTGGTGCGCAATGTACCACTAGATTTTAATCTTGACTTTGGTGGTAAGATTAATTGCGGGACCGTCTCGCAGTATCTTAGCACAACCAATGAGCTTAACTTTATTAAGGAGTTTTATGCAAAGTCTGTAGATAGTGAGAAGCTTAGTGATTTGGTTAAGAAGTTTATAGAATACTATGAGCCTCACAAATCTTCATGCAACGTTGTACATCTTTACCACGACCGCTCCGGTTATAAGGAAGAAGCCAACAGTAAGACTACACTTGCGGAAGATGTAGAAAATCAATTGAGAAAGGCAGGATGGAAGGTTATAAATCGCACACCAAATACAAACAATCCTGGTCACATCATGAAGTTTAGACTTATTGAGGAAATATTGAGTGAGACTAACCACGAATTGCCAACGGTGCGCATCAATCAAGACCGTTGCCCGAATCTTATTATATCGATGGAGAATGCAGAAATCACGCATAAGAACTCAAACTTTGAGAAAGATAAAAGTAGTGAGCGTTCTAAGACTATACCGCAAGAACATGCAACGCATTTCAGTGATACTTTTGATTATAGGTTGTATTGGGGCTTCGGCTCGGTAATAGATCCTGCCTATACATCTTCGTTTATCATCCACAACCTGTAAATTTTTATAAAAACATTGTAAACGCCCTATTTTAGGGCGTTTATTGTTATTAACCCTCTCATATATCACTTTTTTTAAAAACGGAAATTGTAGATAGAACTAAGGCGACCGTGGGATAGATCGTTACATTTTGGGATTTTTTGTAAAAATCACAAAATCAACTATTTGAAAATCAATTAACTATAAAAATAAGCGTGGGATTGGCTATGTTTTTTTAGTTGAAAAACTATGTCCTTTAGAATGGTTTTGTTGTAAAATACCTTTGATGCTGTGGAAAAAACAATGTTTTTGAGTGAAGTTTTGGAAAGAATGAAAGAAGCTCCTTTCACTTTGGAAATGCGCACGTTTAACAAGTACAATAAAAGCGGAGGCAAAACCATAATCTACGAAGATTGTGAACTTTTGCGACCACCCAAAAAAAAAGGAGTAAAACGCCTTGCAGATCCTACACCTTTTAAAAACCCCAACCACTTCGAAAACAGAACAAGAAATATAAAATTACCCACCGGAGAAATAAAAACAATCCACATTATTTTTATTATTCGGTTTAATGGGATTTTAGTAGGTTATTAATTATGGGACAATTAAAAGAATTTTTTCAGTGGCTTTTAGATAGCGTTAAGATTTGGATTATTATTCAGCCTTGGCAATCTGGTCTTAGAGTAAGAATGGGCAAAAAAATTAAGCATTTAAAGCAGGGAATTTATTTTAGACTGCCTTATTTTGATTCAGTTTTTGTACAAGAAAACAGACTTAGAATTATTCAGATGTCATTACAAACGCTTACCACTAAAGATTTGAATGCAATTACAATAGAAGGCGCTGTAGGATATACAATTAAAGATATTGAAAAATTATACAATACGCTGTATCAGCCAGAAACTACTATTTCAAATCTTGTAAAAAGTAAGATTGCAGAATATATATTTACTAGAAAACATTGTGAAATTTTGCCTTCAGAAATTGAAAAAGATATTCTAAAAGACTTGCAAAATCTTGATTACGGTTTGAATATCGAATATTTCAGAATTCAAAATTTTGCTATTGTAAAAACATTTAGATTAATTCAAGACCAGTCTTGGAATATGGAAGGTTTAAGCATGACAGATAAGCAATAATATGAGCACAAAAATAGCACAAGGAATTTACTCGGTTGGAGGTAATAGAGTAGCTGCGGTTTTCAGCAGCGCAAAAAATCTACCTGTACATACGCCATCAAAAATTCAAAAATCAAATGGCGATTCAGATGTTTGTTTTTGGGGTGATGACAATCTTTACCCAATTAATTTTGAAAAAGAATTTAAAGATTCAGGTACTGGAATTGGTGGGCATGATATTTTATCTGATGTGCACTTTGGCACTGGTTTTTCGCTGTATAAGGAGACTGAAGAAGGGGTTACTGAAGATTATAGAGCCGTGCCATTTAGAGCTTATCCAGAGATTTATTCATTTTTAAGAAGAGTAAAAATCGATTTATTTTACAAAGCAGTTATTCGTGATTATGAAAAATGGAGATGGACCCCTGTAGAATATTTACTTTCTCCAGATACATCAAAAGTAATTTCAATAAAAAGACACGATACAAGTTGGGGACGATTTCAAATTCCAAATGAAAAAACGGGACTCATTGAAAATATTGTTATTAACAGCGACTGGCAAAATAGGAATAAAGATTTTGATGAAATTATACCTTGTTTCGACCAAATGATTTCTGTTGATGAGCTTAAAGAAGAAGTTAAAAAAAGAAAAATAACACGTTTTGTTATTCCTCACATGGATGCTTTGAGCGTTCAAAAAGTTTATCCTTTGGTAGGTTTCCATTCTTCATACAGAAACGGTTGGATGAAAGTTGTTTTGGCTATTCCAGAACTGAAAAAATTCATGTTTGAAAACCAACTCAACTGGCAATATTTAGTTTTCATTGCAGACGATTATTTTGCTCACATTTACGGTGATGCTTGGAAAGAAATGCCACCAGAAAAAAAAGAAGAAAAACGTGTAGAATTAATTAATAAGCTAGATGATAAAATTGCAGGAAATAAGGGAGGCGGAACTTCAATTATTTCTCCGTTTTTCAGAGACAAAAATACAGGTGAGCTTATTAAAGGAATTCAAATCGAGGTTATCAAAAAAGACAACACCAACGGCGACTTCCTTCTAGACGCATCCGCAGGAAATTCAGAAATCCTTTTCCCAATGGGAGTAGATCCTTGCTTATTGGGTGCAGGAATTCCAGGAGGGAAAAACCTTTCGGGTTCTGGCTCAGACAAAAGAGAAGCTTACACCATTCTTTGCTCAAGACTTCCGGCAAAGCACGCCGTTACTTTAGAAATCTTCCTCACGATTCGCGATTGGAACGGTTGGCCACAAGATTTAATTGGAAAATTTCCAAACGTGCAACTTACCACGTTAGATAAAAATCCGACGGGGCAAACTGCCGTTGTCAACTAAAATATATTTTTTCATTTTAAGGTTAAAAAAATGCAAAAACTTACAAAAGAACAATACATGGAGTTTGTGGGAGTAGATAAAAACTTCCACGAACACACAGTTTCCACTCACGAAGAATCTGCTTTCAGAAAATACATCTATCCGTATATTTCCGAAACTGTTTTGGATGGTTTAATTGCTTCCGAAGAAGAAGCTCAACAAAAAATTTCGCAACTCATTTTAAAAGCCGCAGCCAATTATACATTTGTAAAAGCTTTCCCTTCCATTAAAGTGAAGCTTTCAAACTATGGAGTTTTTAAATATGAAGCCGAAAAAACCAAAGCCGCAGAATGGTACGATTACCGCGACTTATTTTTATCGTACGTAAAAACCGCAGATGAATCTTTTTCTGATGCCTTGTCAGAAATTAATAAAATTGACGAGCTAAAATCCCAGTGCGCATTCTTTACCGAATTTTCATTCGAGCCAATTCCAACGCCAGAAGAATTCAACAGAATTTATTCAATTAATAAATCGATGGAGGTTTATTTGAATTTGGTCCCGCTCATGCGAAGAGCGTGGCAATTCGGAATTCAAAATCAAATAAAAGCGTGTAGCATTTCAGACTTTTCGGGAAATGCAGAACTTTTCGCATTATTAAAAGATGCTATTGCCTATTCTGCACTCGGAAATGCACTGCGTTTTTCCCAGTTTACATTTTTATCTTCTGGAATTGCGATTCAATATGACGAGTTTCCGTGGCAAAAAACCGTCATACTTTCCGAAGAAGCCAAAACAAAACTCGAAGAAGAGTTCAAAAAACTATCTTCAGAATCAATCGGAAGCTTAATTTCATATCTAAAAGAAAACTCCACCGATTTTCCGTGTTATCAACCCGAAACCGCCAAAGCAGTTCGGGAGATAATCGAAAAAAAATCAGGGCTTTACCTTTAAAGAATGTCCTTTTGTAGCGGGTTTTAGCCCGCTATTTTTGTTTCAAATAGATACAGAATGGCACATGTTTTTGAAGAAGTTACCGGCTCTGCGGGTGCGCTCTCTTTTCAGTTTAACGGACAGTTTGCGCTGAAAAATTACAACGTTGAAATTGTGAACGGAAACCGTTTAAAAGTAGTTTCTACCACAAACGAAATGTTTTCTTTACTCGAAGCAGATATTTCGGAAGTTGAGATTAATGGAGTAACATACACAGATCCAATCGCCGCACAAATTGCACTAACCTCATTAGTACACAGCGATGCCGAACCAGTAGTTCTTACAAAAGAACAATACATGGCTTTAGCAGCGGCAATTCAAGCAGCAGATCGTGGTAAAGTTTTACCAGATACTCTCGCACCAGTTGGAGGTTGGGAAACTGGTTGGTACACACCTGGATTATTCGAAAATTCAGATCCAGGAACAAATTACCCCAATCAAAACAATCTGAAAGCTAAAAAAGGTTTTATCACCAAGTTTTTGTACAACGGCGTTACTTGGGATTATATAGAATATGAGCTTCCAAAAGCATCACAAAACATTCCGCAATTCGCAGACCTTAATTTCCCTGTTACCAATACAGCGACTGAAAAAATACAATGTATAGATAATTTTGGTTTTTATCAATTGCTAGATGGGCAAACTTCTACAAGTTCAGATACACCGTCTATTTCACCTACTATTTGGAAAGAAACAGGTAGATCTGATGAAAGTATTGTTAAAATTGCTCAAGGTGTTTCAAATCCCAAAAAATCTATTGTAGTTTCAGGAGCGTTTCAGAATGATTCAGAACAAAATTATTATAGAGATTTGCCTATTGCTATGACAGATAATGCTTATTTAAATAGTATAGGAATAACTAAATTAAACTGGACTGCAAGAAGTGGTAATGTAGAAAGTTATTGGTATTTTAATAATGGAGTCGAAACAGATAAAGGACTCGGAAATATAATTGAGACTCAGAACGGAAGATATATGAAAATCGAATGGTATATTTTCTCTAAAACAGGAGTGCAACCATCTAGCGATACATCTAGTAGGCTAGGAGCTTTTATCATTACAAGTACTGGTAACACTCCTTTAATAGGTAGTGATTCGGTAAATGGTGCAGTTACTCTTATACAAGTTGCTGCGGATGTTTTTAAAGTTGAAAAAATATTACTATTTGAATATACCGGAACTTACACAACAATAGGCGTTTCTACAGTGCTAGAAGATGCTGATGTACCAGTTGGATTTGTAAATGGTGATTTTGCCGTAACCGGTTTAAAAATAGCTTTTGCAGACACGAAAGAAGAATTATACGGTGAAATTATAGGTGATTGGCAACCTAATGCTAATTACATAACACAAGCTGAGGGGGACGCAAGATATGTTCAATCAGCGGATTTACCTAGTTTTACTGTTGATTTATCAAGGAATATTATTGAATCGCAAAGTCAATTAGCACCATTTTTTAAAAAACGTAAAGCTAAAAAAGTAGATGCTTATAATCGAATAACTATCGCAGAAGTAGGAGATTCTATTTTTGGAGGACAAGATTCAACATGGGGGATTTCTAACTCAGAAGATTTTAATAATCCTTCGGAAACTCAAGCAGGATATATTACGGGGCATTTTCCTCCAAACATGTGGCAGAAAAACGTTGCTTATTATATTTTAAAAGCACTTCAATATGAAGATGCAGATGTAAAATATTACAACCATGTAGCTTCTGAGGTTACTAAATCAGGCACATGGTCGAATATTTATCCCGTAGGTGCTGATTCGTTAAGACTTTGTAGTACATCTGAAACTAACGCAGGAATCCAACTGTCTTTTACAGGTGCTAAATTTGCTAAATTTATTTGGTCTACTTATAATTTTAACAGCAAAACAAGAAGGTTAGAATTAATGGTCTCAACAAACGGCGGTTCTACCTTTCAAAAAATTTCAGATGCTGGATTGACGAGTAGTATTGTATTAGACACAGACAGCGCATTTCAAATTCCAAATGAAGATTTGAAATGGGGTAATGTTATTATCAGTGGATTTAATGAAGCTACAAATTATATTTTTAGGGTTAGGAAAATAGATGGAAGTGGCATATTGGATGCGTGGGGTTTTGAAACATGGTCTAATCCTAGAATTGATGTTATTGTGACAGCAGAAGGAAGTAATTTAGCATCTTCGCAATTAGACAGACCAGACAGATTTTATCACTCGATTTATAACCAAGACTTAGTAATTTATAACGCTCCTTATCTCAATGACCTTGGAATAGGTCGCATTAATAATTTCTTTGGCGATATCACATTAGCACAATCTCCTATTACAGGATGGGCGGATTATGTGTTCTATAGAGCCGCTGAAACAGGTTTATATGTAAATTTCAACAACTTATATCTGTATGAAGGAGAGTACTTAGAATGGTTTGGAGGAGCTTGGAGAAAAGGAAGTACTACACTTTATAATGAAATTGATGTTAATTATCTTAATGATAATAAATCTGTTTTTGAAAGAATCCGACAGCAGGGAGTGCCAACGCTATGCGTTATGACTCACGATGCTGTTTCATTCGCAGACAAACCGTTTACTTTCGATTATGCACTAAAACTTCAAAAATTGATGTTAAAGGAAGCAGGAATCACATATATTGATTTAAATTATTATCAGAAAGAGAATGCTATTACAGGAATCTTCGCACCTGACGGGACGCATTTAAACGATTCTGGAGTTGAATTATATAGTGATTTAATTTTATCAGTACTTGATGTAAATAGCGATTTTTTAGGTGTTCCAAGCTCTTTTTTTACAACTAAAAAATTAACAGGAAATTCAAATACTACAAACGTAGATTTTGGTTTTGAATTTAAAGAGATTCCTACAATTAGAATTTTCAATAATTCTACAATTGTAATTTCCTCTAAAACTAAAAAAGGATTTACAGTCACAGGAAGTGGTGATTTTGATTGGGAAGCTTTTATAAACTAAATTGACAACAAGCACTCTCTTTCTGGGAGTGCTTTAAAACAAAATATTAAAATGATACTAGAATTTTTAAAAGAAGATTACGAGGCAATTATCATGAAGCTAGTTGTAATTGGCGTGTTATGGTGCGCTGTACTGCTTTCGATGATGATTGATTTTTATTTTGGGATTCGGAAAGCCAAACAAATTGGAGAAGTTCGAAGTTTTGAAGGCTATAAAAGAAGTGTGGCAAAGTTTAATCAATATTTTGGAATGCTCCTTTATGCTTTTATTTTTGACACCATTGTTCCGATTTCTTATTTTTTTGAATTTCCAATTTCGGCAATTCCTGTAGTTTCTCTTTTAGCAACGGTTGCGCTTGTTTTTACGGAAGCAAAATCCGTCCATGAAAAAGCGGATGATAAACAACGTAGAAAGGTAAATGCTTCGTTAATGCAGGTTTTAGAACTTCTTGAAAAAAAAGACGATGTTTTACATGAATTACTCGATAATTATAAAAAACAAAAAGAAAATGAAAACATTGAAAATCCTTAGTGCCATTTTGCTGATGTCGGCAATATGGTCATGCGGAACTCGCTCTGTTGACAAAAACAAATACGTCCAAAAATCGGAAGAAAACAAGGAGCAAAATTCAGAAGTAAAAAAAGAATCTGAAAACAAAGAAACTGCGGTTATTTCCACCGAAAATAATTCAACAAGTGTAATAAATGCACAAGTTAAAATCGCCGAAATTGATAAGCAAAATGAACTTTCAACAAAAACGAAAACTGATTCTGAATCTTCGGAAACTAAACTCTTTATTTCTGAATATTATCCAAATGGATTTTTAAAATCTAAAACAGAATATTCAGCAAATCAATCAAAACTTTTGCAGGAAAATTCCCAACTTAAAAAGGAAAATGAATCTTTTTACTCAACGATTTTAGCAAAAGAGGAAGAAAATAAAATTACTTCTGTTCAAAATTCTTTTTTAGAAAAAAACAACAAAGCAAAATCCGACAGCATTGGAAAATTAAAGAAGCAAATCGAAAACTTTTCAAAAAATACATCAAATAAAACCGAAAGAAAAGCTTATCCAGTTTGGGTTTGGATTTTACTAGGAGTTATCATCGGAAAATTTGGATGGGATATTTTAAAGTTGTTTTGGCAAAAAATAAAAGCTTCCCAATGGTGGCTACAATTAATTTCAAAAATTAAAAAATGAGAGATATAGATTACCTCGTTGTGCATTGCACAGCCACACAGCCAGAAACTAAAGTTGAAAGTATTCAAAATTACTGGAGAAAAAATTTAGGATGGAAAAGTCCAGGCTATCATTATATGATTAAGGCAGATGGAGAAATAGTTCCACTTCTTTCGATTGAAAAAGTGAGCAATGGCGTTGCCGGCTATAATTCTAAGATTATCAACATTAGCTATATTGGAGGAATTGATAAAGCAGGAAAGCCGAAAGATACAAGAACTTCGGAGCAAAAGGCATCAATTTTGAAGCTTTTAAAAGATTTAAAAAAACGATTTCCTTCTGCTAAAATTCAAGGTCATAGAGATTTTCCGAAAGTAAATAAAGCCTGTCCCAGCTTTGATGCAAAAATGGAGTATTCAAAAATTTAGTTTAACCAAAGATGTCGAATTCGACACCTTTAAAAAAAATGAGATGTTTTTATCTGCCCTCACAAGTTTGAGGGCTTTTTTCATGTCCTTTTCTTCACACCTCCGATTTTTCACTTTTACAAAAAATAAAAAATGAAAATTACGGTTGCAAAATCCTGGCAAGAACTCACCAATTGGCAATTGGAAGAGATTATCGATCTCTATCTTCACCATTTCGAAAAAGAACCGCAGAAAACGTTTGATAAAATGATTTTCGTACTCTTTCAAAAAAAGAAAGGTTTTTTTACCCGCCTCAAGCTCTGGAAAATCATACGCTTGGTTCCGATATCGGAGTTGTACGAGTTTGGAGAATTTCTTTTGCAACCGCCAAAACTTCACGTTTTCCCAGAAGTTGAAAATCTTATAAAACCTGCAGACCGCCTTGGTGATATTTCTTCTAAACATTTTTCGTTTACAGACCAATTTTTCCAGGAATGGATTTCCACAAAAAACGATGAAGCTTTAAAAAGATTGTGCGCCAATATCTACATAATAAACGAAAATTTCGACGAACAAAAATTGAAAGACGTTGCACAAACTACAAGTAAACTAAGCCGAAAAAAACGGCAAGTAATAGGTTTTACGTACATGTCTTGCTACCATCATTTAGCAGCGCAATATCCTACAGTTTACCCAAAACCGAAAGAAGAAGATCCGGAAGCAAAACCAAAACTAAAACCGCAGAAAAAACACACGCCATTTTCAGAAATTATCATCAATATGGTGATGAACGAAGAAAGCCAACCGCTCGGAAACTTCCATCAAACTAACAATACAAGAATTTACGACTTCTTGAACGTGTTATCAAAAATTATAATCAAAAACAAAAAAGCCGAAGAAAATGCCAACCGAAAAAAATAGTTATCTAAAAATGAAAGATTACTTCGAAGATCTCGTAAGTAAATCTACACTCGTGCACTCTTTTGCAGGATATTTCCGCAGAGAATTGCTTAATAATATGCAATCTCCCGATTGGGATTCGCCATATCTCGCCTTATTCGATTATGAACTTTCACTTTCGGGACCAGAGCAAAACACGGTTTCTGTTCGCGAAATTGGTTTTGCCGTGATGTTTAATAATATCGATGAAAGCGACCTCGAAGCGCAATACAAAGCCATTGACGATGCTGAAAAAATTGTTATGAAATTTTTAGCAAGAATAAAACTGGATGCAGCCAATCCAGAGCATTTTTTGCATGGCTCTTTTGTGAAAGAAAATACAAACATCACACCGGTAGAACTAGATACACAGTCTTTCGGTGCAGAATGTAGATTGCAGTTTAAAAACTCCCAAACTTTAAAAGCCGACGCAGCAGACTGGACAGACGATTTCCTCACCTGCTAAATTTTTTCATCATTTTTATTTTTTACTTCCCAACCCTGTAAGGTTGGGGTTTTTCTTTTCCCACTTCCCACAAAAAAAAACATTCTTTTTTTCTATATTAGTAGAAAAATTTTTAACCAGAAAACTATGCAAACTATGGAAACTTTTGATGAAGTTTTAGATTATATTGTTGAACACGTGCAGACGATACCAAGCCGAAAAAGGTATTGGTTAATTCGTACCAATTCAGGACAATTTTATGATACTTTTAAAGAAAATAATTTTGTAGGATTAGATCATTCTCAAATTAGCCTAAGAGAACTATCAAAACTTCGAACGCGTTACAGAGATGATCTGTTATTTTTGTCTGCAATAAAAGAACAAATTGCTGATTTTTATACTCCAGATTTAGAAACCGGTGAAAGAACAAAAAATGATCGCGCTATTTCTCTTATTGCAAATCAGATTTTTAAATTTTATACACAGGTAAAAAAAGGAGATTTAGTAATAATACCTTCTTACAGCAGCTCGAAAGTCGCTTTCGGAATCGTTGATGAAACTTTTATTGCTGAATTTACTGAGGAAGAGTTAGATAAAATTGATATTGCAGAGCAATTTTTGAATAAAAGAGTCACATGGATAAACGATTTTGATAGGACATCTTTAGATCCAAACATTTATAAAATGTTTACTGCACATCAAGCAATTACTGAAGTAGGTAAATACGCAGATGTTATTGAAAGAACCCTACAAGACTTTTTCATACTTGAAAATGAAGCCCACTTGATAATTAATGTTCAAAAACCAGATGGAATAAATGCTCGCAGTTTATTTGGATTAGGAAATAGTTTCTTAGATATTTTACAGGATGTGATTGACACACTTGAAATACAAGGTGTTTCCGCCAATGATTTTGAAGTAGAAGTAAATATTAACAGCCCTGGTAAAATTGATTTAAAATCAAGAATTAAAAAAGGAACGGTTTTGGCATTTTTCACTTTAGCTGTCTTTGGTGGAGGTTACGAAAGCCAAAGCTTTAAACTAAAATCAGATGGCTTACCAGGATTAATTAAAGCAATAACAGACGCTATTAATAATTACAGAGATGCTGAACAAGATAGAGCTATGCAAAAAGAAATATTCGACCAATATAAAGACAAACTTGATGTGAAACAAGTAGATGATATGATCAAAATAATGAAACAAGTAGATGATAATCAGGATAAGCCAAAATAATTTGTACATTTGCAAAAATAAACCACAATGCCCTCAATTTTAAATCTAATCTCAGTGGCTAGTGCATTCTTATTTGGAGTTGGTTGTTTGTATTGGATAATGGATGTTACCATTGGCAAGTTGAAATTTTTACATTCGGAAAAAGAATGGCATGGACTGCAAGTAAAAGATTTTGTTTTTTTAATCTCAGCTGCAATTCTTTTGATTAGTATTTTTGATTTTTATAAACCTTATTAAAAATATAACCCCGCCATCGCGGGGTTTTTCTTTTACGGGTGCCCACAAAAACAAAAAAATTCTTTTTTTATATATTAGTAGAAAAATTTTTAACCATGAAAAAAATAATGACTTACGACTTAATGGTCGCAGGAACTCAATTTATTGATCCTTCTTTGAATATGCCTAGATTTATGAACGCTTCCGGTTTACAAACTGGAGATTCTGTAATTCTAAAATTAGAACCTAATAATCCAGTTGATAAATTTGCAGTTGCAGTTTTAAATAAAAATTTTCTAATTGGGTATATTCCTAAAAATGAAAACTTAGAAATTGCATATTACTTAGATCATCCGGATAAATATGATGTACAAACTTTCGTAAAGAAGAAAGATGATTCTCGAGATATGCTTGTTTTATTGATAGATGTTTTGGCAAAAAATGAAACAGCAGAAAAAGTTGAAATTTCAATTTTACGAGATTGGATGAATAGCTTAAGAAAACCGCAAAGCCAAAACACAGCAGTTCCTCAGAATGTAGGATCAACAAAAAAAGGGACTAGCGGTTGCGTAATAGCTTTGTACGTAGTAATTTCTGTACTTATTGGTTTAGTTTTATTGGGATTATTGGTGAATACATGTGCTTCTAATATGGAAACAAGCAAAGGTTCAGATTCTATCGCTATAAATGTAGATTCTACCGCTGTAAGTACAAATACGAAAACTATTGAAAAAAAGAAAAAAGATTCAGCAACCATCGCAAAATTGAAGCCTTTGTTTAGAGTAGAAAAAGATGAGTTTCAAGATATTTCTTGGGTTCATGGGAAAAATGAACCTCCTTACAGAAATTCAAATGGATTTTATTGCTACTTTGCAGAAGATGATAATGGTAATGTTTCAAATTTTAGATTTGTTGGGCAATATGCTGCCGAAGATTGGATATTTTTTAAAAAACTTACCTTTAATATTGATGGAAAAAATATAGATTTTTACCCACAAAATTTAAATTCAGACCATGATACTACAATTTGGGAATGGTACGACGATCAGGTAGACGCCACTACTTTTTTAACACTTTACGCTATTTCTAAAGCTAAAACAGTGAAAGTGAGATTTCACGGACAACAGTATTATGATGATAAAGTAATGTCTGAAAAAAGCAAAAGCAACATTAAAAATGCTCTAGAATATTATGTTGCAAGAGGTGGTAAAATAGAATAAAAATAAATCCCGCAAAACTATTGCGGGATATATTTTTTATCGTAAATTTGTCTCGATAGAAATAACAAGACGAGGAAAGTCTCTAAATTTTCCAATACATTTTAACGATATTATACAAGCTCGGTCTTGGTGATTAATGGTAAAGCTTTTCCTCGGAATTGTTGTTTGTAGCAAAACACCACGAAAACCAAGACTTTCTTTTTTCGTGGTTTTAAGAGGAAAACTTTTAAAACAAAAATAAATGCTACAAACAACACACACAGCCAAAAACCAAAGAACCAGTAAGTTTTTAGGCAACAGAAGAAAAAGACAACTAGGGAAAATGTATGTTTCTGTACTCCCAGAAAACAAAAACCTAACAGCAAAAAAAAGAATACCCATTTTTTGCAGAATTCTACAAGGTATTTATCACGTAAAATACAAATCTGAAGAAACCGGAAGATTTGCGCAAGGTTTCGGTGCTACCCTCGAAATCGCCTTCGAAAACATGAACAAACATTTCACCGAAAAATATATTTTGCCATGCTAATTAATCCAGAATCTTTCGAGTACCAGCTTTCGCACCGCCTTTCACACATGCAGGATCGTGCGCAGAAAACGAAGAAATACATTACAAAAATTCTTCAGATCAAAAAGCAAATAGAAATTGGCGATCCTATAGATGATGAAGATTTCAAACTTTTAGATACGATGCTCGATGATATAATATTTATCCGGGAACTTTGTGTAGAAAGTGAAGATTTCGGTAATTTTATTCACTATCATAGTGGCATAGATGCTTACTTAGATTAAATTTAACTAACTTTTATATTCCAAACCCCGCTGTCCTTTCCTTTCGACAGCGGGGTTTTTACTTTTATCAAAAAAAATTACGATGGTAGATTATAAAGAAGAAATGATCGCTGTTTTTTGCAGATATTACGCTCCTACAGGAGAAGAGTACAACAAAAAACACATGACTACTACAGAAATAGATTTTCTTTTTCGTGGTATTATTCCCAATCTACCCAATTCTGAACACGATGTGTACGAGCTAATGAAAGAGCTTGGTTTCTTCCAGGAAAAAGTAATTATCTACGAAGAAAAAATAATTGTAGAAGAGAATTTAAAAAAAGGAATTCAGCAAGAAGTAGACCTTATCCCTGTAGGACAAGTTTTTAAATGGGTAGTTTTTGAAAAAGATTAAATCATGAATAAAACCTTTGATGATAGATTAATTGGTAAACAGGCCGCCGCAAAACTAAACACCACTTTGCGTGCGAAAACTTCTGGTTTTGCAGATCACGTAACCCGCCCCGTAAACCAACCTTCTTTAAAAGATTCTAAAGCCGTCGCAAGACTTAAAAACTACGGATTAGTAAAAAACGGAACAAAAAGCTATTATTTGCGTGCGATTTCTATCGTAATGCCGAAACACGGTTTTATCCGTCATTATGGGGTTCACATCAATCGTGCAGCAGGAGAACGTACTCGAGAAAAACCACGCTCTTTTAAATATCATTACCGAAGCCATTCTATGAAACAAGAAGCAAAACCTTTCTTGGATTCTGCAATTCAATCTTCCGGAGTTGTAGATTTTGTTGCCGAAAAAATTGCCGAAGCAAGAGGTGAAGAAATTGCACAGAATATTTCGGTTTCTATTCGAAATTTTTCACAATAGTCTTGTCCTTTCAAACACTCCGCCAAAGAATCACATTTGATAAAAATATTATTCTATGGCAGGAAGCAATGTTCCCGCAAATGTTGTTATTAGAATCAACGACAGGGAAGTTACCAATTCTTTTAGAGGTATAAACGCCGAAGTGCGCCGTTTACAACGTGAGCTTAATGGGGCAGAAGTAGGCTCTGAAGAATTCACACGCACATTCAACGAACTTCAAGTTGCGAGAAGGCATTTAGAAAGCGTACGAACAGAAATCCAAGGAACGACACAAGATTTAAGAGAGAGCTCTACAGAAATAAAAAATTTCAGCGATCTAGGTTCTTTTCTTGGCGACAAATTTTCTAACGGTCTTTCGGGAGCTAATCTTTCTTTTCGTGGTCTTGGAACTACAATTAAGACTTTTGCGGTAGAATCTTGGGCTGCAATTGGTTCAATCCCAATTATCGGATGGATTGCCGCTTTAGTTGCAGGGATTGGTTTGGTGGTGAAAGAAGTTTTTGATTTTAATAAGGAATTGAATGAAGCTAATAAATTGGCTTCTGATGTTACAAAATTACAAGGAAGAGAACTTGATTCAATTACAAACAGGAGTCAAAATCTTGAAAAATTAGTTGGATTCGACCGCCAAGAAACTTTAGAAGCGGCAAAAGCGGGGGTTATGTCTTTCAAAATAACCTATACCGAAGCCATGAATGAAATAGAAAATGGCGCAGTAAGAGGAGGGAGAGCGAATAAAGAATTTCTAAATTCATTAACTGAGTACGCCCCTTTTTTAGGTAAGGCAGGATATTCCTTCAAAGAATTTGTAGCTATTGTAAACACGGGATATGATTTGTCTATATATAAAGATAAACTTCCGGATGCGTTGAAAGAATTTGATATTTCAATGCGTGAGCAAACTAAATCTACTCGCGATGCATTAGTAAATGCTTTTGGAGCGACCTTCGCAGACGATTTATTAAAAAGAGTTTCTGATGGAAAACTTTTAATGAAAGATGCTCTCATTGAAATTAAAAAAGAATCAGATAAATATCATCTTTCAGAAAAACAACAGGCGCAGATTACAGCAGATATTATGCGAGGTGCTGCGGAAGATGCTTCCGGAAGTGCAATGGTTTTAATGGCAGTTACTAAAGCCCTTGTTGATCAAAATAAACCGCTCACGGAAGCTCAGCAAATTTTAAAAGATCAGATAGATAGTTATAATGAATTAGGTGAAGCAAAAATTGATGCATTAAAATCGGATGCTATTCTTGCATTTCAAAGAGATTTAGAACATTTATGGATTAATATTCAAAAAGGGTTTTATAATGTAATAACCATTTTAAGATCAGTAAATACTTATACACAAACAGCTATACTTACAATTTCACAATATTTAGCTGTGCTAAATGTGAGAGTTATGGGCGTTTTCAAGGGAATGTTAGCAGATTTGGGAAACGTAGCTTCAGCATTTTTCGAACTTGGGAAACTAGCTAAATCTGCCTATAACTTAGACTTTGAAAAAGTAGATCAGTCTTTTGATACCATAAAATCAAAACTAAAAAGCAGTTTAAGTAATACGAAGAAAGCGTTTAGCGAATTTGGAAAGGAATCTGGTATTAGTTTTATGAATAACTATAATAAGATTTTAGCCAATGACAAAGCTAAAGCTGATGCGCAAAGATATGTAGATTCATTAAGAGAAAATGCCAGCAAAAAAACAAACAATTTTGATGGAACTGCGGGAAATGATCCTAATAAAGCGAAAAAAGATGCAGAAGCTCGTGCCAAAAAACTTGCTGCCGAAAACGAAAAACTGCGTAAAGAAATTCAAAAAGATCTTGAATATTCTGAAAATGATCTAGAAAAATCTGAAAAAAGAAAACAAGACCTTAAAAACCAATATCGCTCCGAAGAAATTGCTTTAATGAAAGACGGCTTGCAAAAAGAACTTGCTCAAGCCGATTTTGCTCGTGCGCAAGAATTACAAAAACTTTCTGCAAATGGAGAAGAAATTCAGGCCAAAATTTTAGAGCTCGAAAAAAAGAAACTCGAAGCAAAATCTCCTGTCGCAAAAGCCAATTACGACAAAGCTTTAAAAGAAGAGCTCGAGGCAAGATATCAGAATGATCTTTTAATTGAAAAAACTGAGCAGACGCATCAATTTAGATTAAAAACGATTAAAGAAAAATGGCAGGCTTCAGATATTGAGAAAATTGTAAAGGCAGGGGCTAAAAAATTAGAATTATCAGCTCAGCAAAAAGAGCAGGAAATTCAAAATATTACCTCTCTTGAAGATGCAAAATATCAGCTTCAGAATGCACAATATCTAAAACTTACAGGCGAAGAATTAAGGCAGATTGACACGCTTGAGAAAGCAAAAGCCGCCTTACGTGAAAATGCTTCTCGTGCGATGCTCGAAGAATCTAGAAAACTAGCCGAAGAAAATCTTGCAATTTTAGAAGAATCTGTAAAATCTATGACGGATGGACCAGAGAAAGAAAAGCTAATGGAGTATATCGATACTTTGAAGGCTAGAATTCTGGAATTAAAAGGTTCTATTCAAAAAGGAGGTGAGCAAGATGCGGGGAAAGCATTAGAAGACCAAAACAAAGCAAAATCAAAAGTAGATATACTTGGCTTTTCTGCCAAAGACTGGGAAGATACATTTAAAAATACAGATGATATTTCCGGTAAATTAGCCGCCATGGGCATGATCTTCCAGGCGTTAGGAAATGCAGCACAAATGTTCGGCGATCTTCAAAGAGCCTTGGGCGAAAGAGAGCTAAAAAACTTTACCAAAATACAAAAAGCAAAAAAATCACAGCTTGACAAAAATCTCGCTTCCGGCTTAATTTCTCAGGAAGAATACAACAAGCGCACAGAAGCGATGGATATTGAACTTGCCAATAAGCAAGCTGAAATAGAATACAAGCAAGCGAAAGCAGATAAAATATCTAAATTGTTTTCTGCTATTGGAGCGACAGCTTTAGGGGTAGCCAACGCTTTATCAGCTGGTCCCGCAGGAATAGTTTTAGCCGCCATCGTCGGTGCATTAGGAGCTGTACAAATCGCCACCATTGCAGCACAGCCACTCCCTGAAAAGCCAAGTTTTGCAGACGGTGGTTTCACGGGCAAAGGTTTTGGTTTTCCAGATAAAACTGGCTTCAAACAAGCAGGCTTTGTACACGAAAACGAATGGGTTGCCCCCGAATGGATGACAAAACACCCAAGAATTTCAAAAGACATTAAGCGGTTAGAATTTATGCGACAAAATGGTCCATCTTCTTACGCAGATGGCGGTTATACAGAAACTTCTTCTAATTCTACCAATACAACTACGGCAACAGCTTCAGAAAGTAACGATTCTCTTCGCTCACTTTTCGTGAGATTGCTCGGCATTTTCCAAAGAATAGACGACAACGGAGGTTTAGAAGCTTTTATCGTAGACAATCCGCAGAACCAAAAAAAGGTTTACCAAATGACTAAAAAAAGAGAATCATTAGAAAATAAAAATAAACATTAAGATATGCCAACAATTAATTTAACGGTAAACCCGCCATCGCAAAACATAACTTGGCAAAGAGGCACGGCTTTTCCCACGCTTGTAGATTTAGGTGTTTCAGCAGCAGAAGATGCTTTTGTAGATTTTCAGTTTAATTTTGAAAATACAACAGTTAATTGGCTATATCTCACGGGAACGGATGTAATGACAGACCCGAATGCGATATATTTTCCTCCTGGAAGTAGTGCGACAACTGTCACTCCAGTTTTGCAAAATATTAATTTATTGACAGGGAATTCTTATGCGGGAAAAATTATTTTCACGCGTGGTTCTATCCAAAGAACACACACGGTAAATCTTACGATTTTGGGCGCTTATTCGGCAATAAAATCAGAAAAAGACAATTACAGCGTAGTTTATAACCGAATTACAGACACGCTTTCGGGAGATACTTTGGTAAATATTCTCAACAACACCACATCCGCAAACCTCAGTTTCGAAACCAATGGATCTTTATTCCTGGAGAAAACCGTAACAAATAATTTTTCGCTTGAAGAAGATTCCGCTTTTCCTTTTTCTACAAACACAGAATTGCCGACCACGGGAAATAAAATCGTTTCTTGCCGTCTTAAAGATTCAACAGGCAATATCGTTTATGCGTTTACGGTAACAATTACAGTTATAAATACCAATGATATTACGACTGATTTTCCGCAGGTAGATTTTACGATTTACAAGCATTTAGCCGAAACGAAAACAAAGGTTTTACAAATTATAAACCCTGCAAATCTAGATTTTACGGTTACGGCTCCAAGTTTTGTAACCATTTCACCGACGTCGGGAAATAGCTCCGTATATCTTACTATTGAAACCGATAATTCAGCGACTTTATTGGCGCAAACATATTCGGGAAATGTAGAAATTGCCTACGGAACGAAAGTTTTAATCGTTCCAATTACAGTAAAAAACGTCGATTTCCTTGATTTTCCTGTAGGAGACTACAATTTTTGCCTTGATGATTTTAAATTGACAGCTCACAGGATTTCCGACGAAGCAAAGCTCGTAAGAATTTCGCCCGAAATTGTCATGAAAACCGCCAACGGAGATTTCACCGTAAAACCTGCCTATCAAATTGCCTATTTTGAAGACAAAGCCACGACAGATTTAGGTAGAAAAATACACAATTATTTCCCGATTTTTGACAAACCTATTTTTGAAAATTCGGGAGCAGATTTCGACAACCGTTTTATTTACAATCCGGCTATTGTCTCCGTAACCGTAGAAGAATTAAATGCAGATTATGAAGTTGTTTTCACGAAAACGATTTCAGACATTAAATTGTTTCCTGGTAAAAAACCGAAAATGTTCCCTGCATTTACAAACTCTGCATTAAAGAGAATCTACAGCAACACAGCGCATCTTTTTTCTTATCTCACAACAGAAGTGCAGCCTATTGATATAATTGGACAAAATTTGTCCACAAATCCTTTTTCTCCGGATGAAGTGCATTCTGTTTTTTTTGAGGACAAAGATGAGTTGATGACTTTCGGAGACTACAAAAATGTTCTTGGAATCGATTTTATGAGAATGGAAAAAGGAGACGATCAAATTTTTGTACAGTTTATCAATCAAAATTTAGTTCCAGAATTGTTGATTTTTAATGGGTTTTTCCAAATGAACGAAGAGTATAATCACAATTACGAAGATGCGGAAGGTTTTGTGAAAAAATACAGCACTTCAACAATTAAAAAGGCGACACTTCAAACCGGTTATTTATTTAAAGATGAAGCTTTGATTGTGGAAGAATTAATAAAATCTGTTTTGGCTTTTATTAAAATTGGAGACGAAATTTTTGAAGCTTTTCCTATCACATCAAAAACTACCTCACGAAATTCTGCAAGCAATTTGCAAATTTTTGAAATTGAATTTTTAATCGCAATTAAATAAGCATGGAAACAAAAATTATATCAGAATTTGGAACTGAAGATTTAAGCGATGTTTTATTCACCATCGAAGAAAGCAATTCTAAAGTTGCCGACACGATGTTTACAAAATTTACATTGCCTTTTGATGTGAAAGTAACGCCTGATTTTATTAAAAAGTATGGAGATTACAGAAGCTATGAAAGTAATAATTTGAAAAATAAAATTATTTCTCAATTTCAATTTGAAAACAAGATTCACGACGCCGAAAGATTTATACAGAGCATCATCGATGATACGCTGACTAATCAAATTGATTTTGGTTTTGATGAATTGCCGAATTCTTTCTTTTGAAAAATTTGTCGTTCCGGATATCCATATCTACGCCAAAGAAGTCGCTGCCAAAACATGGCCGGAGACAAATTTTAATTTTCCGAGAATCTATTCAAAAAAATATGATTCTGATGAAAGTTTTAACGATTTTGACGGATATTACAACGACTTGCTTCCCGATGGAAGCGAAATGAAGCGAAATTATATTGATGGAGGAGGCACGCCGAGAAATATTAACATCATTCATCCATGTGTGCATCCTATCTACATTTTAATGAAAGGATTTTCAGACGCAAATCTTGAGCTCGAAGGCGATATTCTTACAGATCCAGTTCTGCAAAAGAAATGGGTTTTTTCCGGAACCGAATATTTTTCGAGGTTTTCACAAAAACGATACGGACTCGACGTCAATGGTGATGATTTCGTTTCTTACAACGGTTTTGTTGCGACGTACATCAACAGTTTGACCGTTGAGAAAAAAGGAAAATACAAAATCGTAGGCTATTTTAATGCGAAAGGAATCGGAAGTGATAATTTATCTTCCATCAGAATGAATGGTATTTTGATCTGGCAGATAGGGAGCCACTACACGCAGGAGCAGGATCTGTTTTTCAACATCGATCTTAATATTGAAAATGATAATACCGTACTTACATTTTTTCACCGCCGTGGCTATTCTTCAGCAGCTTCAACCGTGATTCATGTCGACTTAATCGGCGATGAGCTGATAGCCTCAGACACCGTTGATACTGGAGTGATCACCAATAAAAACGAAATCGATTTAGCCAGAGCCGTTCCCGACATGACGTTCGGCGAGTATTTTACGAAAATTAAAAACTGGCTGAATTACGACCTCGACATTATTGACAACCGCGCAATTATGAACAGAATTGCGACCGAAGAAATCACCGGAGTAAAAGATTTCACCGCTTTCGAAGGCGCAAAACCGAAACGCACATTTCTCAACCAGCGTTCCTGGCTTATGAAATTTGCCGACCTCGACGGTGAAGAAAAAAAGGATTCCATGTATTTCGACAACAATGGTCCGAAGCTCAACGGCACAGAAAAAGAAGATACCAACGTGATCGAAATCGATGGCTACGTCCTTCCACAAAGATTACCAAAGGAAAACGGCTACAATACCGCCTACGTTTTGAAAGATTCTTCCACAACACTCGCCCTCGTAGACTACGACGGACTGAAAAACGGACAAAACAACGCCAACAACGCCACCGACTGCGATTTTCCTCAGCTGTTTGAAAGCCATTGGAAAAACTGGTTAAAACTTCGTTTGAATGGCCAAGAATTCAATTGGACTAAAATTGTAAACGCAGAACAGTTTTCGCAATTCAGCATTAAAAATTTCATTTATGCCTACAATAATGTGCACATAATTAAGAACTGGAGCAAAAACAAACTCAACCGAGAATTGTACAGCGTAGAATTTACAACAGAAACGGTAAGTTAAGCCAAATCTGAAAACTCGCCTTCCTCACTCGGAAACTCATTTATATCATCTAGAACAGCATCAATAATTTTCCTGTGAACTTCATCTTTGATTTTCACAGGAAATTTTCCTTCGTAAATAGACAAAGTATCGCCTTGCGAATGCCCAACTAATTCTTTTATAATGTCTCGATTTTGGTAAAGCTCCATGCTTCCAATGTGAATAAACGTATAGCGAGGTGTTTTTGAATCGACGTGAGAAAAAATATTGCATTGTGAAACGGCTTTTCTAATTCTTTCTACATAATTTTTGCGGTAAGTTTCATAATCGTACTTATGAATTGGCAAAATAAACAGAGAATCTTCTTCGTGGAAGAAATCAATTATTTTTTTTGCTTCCGGAAATATTTTATTATTAATTACTTCCTGCGTATTACCTTTTGCACGCATTTTTTTTATTCTGCCGTTTTTTATATCAGATTTTCTTAAGGTAGCAATATCAATAAAATCAAGACCACCAAGATAAAAGCACAGCATGAAGTATTTATAGTGAACAGATTTTGAGGAACTTTTTAATAAAGTTTTCATTTCATCGCTCGTAAAATATTTGTCTTTTGTCGGCTTTTCTTTCTCCATAATTCTTGTAAATGGATACGTGCCTTCATTTTTGTAAATTCCGCGCCTAACTGCTTCGTTGTAGATGGCTTTTAGTTTTGATAAATAAGTATTTATTCCAGAAGCGCTACACGTCGCCGATTTTTCAATTTTAAACTTGGTTAAAAACTCGTACGTAATTTCTTCAAAAGACAATGTAGGCTTGTATTCTTTCCAGACATTCAAATTGTATTGGTAAACACCGGCATTGCCTTTTGTTTTTAAAACTTTACTTTTATTTTCAAGCTTTTTCTTTTCTTCAGCAATCCGAGTTTCCCAAAAATCATAAACATCACCATCTTTCCCGAAGATGTAATTTTTTATTTGCAAAGAGGTGCGTTTTAAATTTGATTTTTGAAGTTTGTTAATTTTAAATTTTATATCTAATATTTTTTCGATAACAACAGAATAATTTGGATGAGATTTTTTCGGCTCTTCTTTTTCAAAATCCCAATGTTCTGCGAATGAAAATAAATTAATAGAAGGATAACACCGATCAGATTTAGAAATAAAAATATTAATAACAATTGGATGTCCCTTTTGCCTATTTCTACTTTGATCTAACGTTATATTTACTTTCATCTTTTAAAATGTCTGAAAAATGTCTGAACAAATATAATATTTTGTAAGTATTTTGTAAGTATTTTAATCGGAATTTTAAATATGAAAAGTTAATGTAAAGCTTTAAGGAAAAAGAAAAACACGCTGTAAATCAACGTGTTTCAAAGTGAGCCAACTACGGGACTTGAACCCGTGACCTCTTCCTTACCAAGGAAGCACTCTACCGCTGAGCTAAGTCGGCGTAAAATAAAAAATCACACTAAAAGCGTGATTTTTATTGAGCGGAAGACGGGGGTCGAACCCGCGACATTCAGCTTGGAAGGCTGACGCTCTACCAACTGAGCTACTTCCGCAATTTTGTTTCCAAAATTATTGGTACAGTCAGTCCCATTTAGCCACTCTGGAATCTCCCCGAGTTTATATTAAAATAGAGCTTCCAGAGGGATTCGAACCCACGACCCCGAGATTACAAATCACGTGCTCTGGCCAACTGAGCTATGGAAGCGTTTTAATATATTCTAAACTGAAAGCTGAGAGAAAAGCTACTCTGCACCAAATTCAGCAGTAAAAAATTATCTTATAATAAGAATAATTTTGAGCGGAAGACGGGGGTCGAACCCGCGACATTCAGCTTGGAAGGCTGACGCTCTACCAACTGAGCTACTTCCGCAATTTTGTTTCCAAAATTATTGGGTTACAGTCAGTCCCATTTAGCCACTCTGGAATCTCCCCGAGTTTATATTAAAAAGAGCTTCCAGAGGGATTCGAACCCACGACCCCGAGATTACAAATCACGTGCTCTGGCCAACTGAGCTATGGAAGCATAATAAAAAAGAATTCAAAAGATCGCTGTTCCTTTTTTGCGTGTGCAAATATAGAACGGATTTTTTGAATTCTAAAATTTTTTTGTATGTTTTTTTAAACTTTTTTACTAGGCCATTTCTTTTTTCTTGATTAATAGCTTCTTAGCTGTATCTACGCAAGAATCTAAACTTTCTTCAAATGACGCGCATGTCTTTTTTACAACAATATCATCACCCGGAACGACTAAGATAAGCTCTGTAGTCTTATTGGCACCGTCTGAAGCGTTTTCAACTTTTAAGAAGATTTTACACTCCTGTATTTTGTCGTAGAAAGTGTCTAGTTTGTTTACTTTTTTTTCAATGTGATCTTCTAGTGGTTCATGTGGTGTTAAACCAATTGATTGTACTGTGATCTTCATAATTCTTCTTTTTTAGCGGCTCTGGGATGAGCCAGATTAAACACTTTTTTTAGTTGTTCTATATTAGCATTCGTATATACTTGTGTACTTGCAAGACTAGAATGTCCTAATATTTTTTTTACTTTTGATATTTCAGCACCATTATCTAAAACGTGTGTAGCAAAGCTATGTCTTAGAATATGGGGGCTCTTTTTTTTCTTTGATGTTACAATACTAAGGTACTTATTAACGGCTAAGTAAACAAATTTTTCGGTGAGTTTTTTTCCATTTTTATTTACGAAAAAATATTCAGCGAAATCTGATTGCGCGCTTCTTATACTAAGGTATTGTGAGAGTAGCGATTGTAGGTTATCTGAGATGGGAATATAGCGTTCTTTATTGCCTTTTCCTATTATCTTTAGCTCTCGTGTATCTAGATTTACATTTTCAAATATCAAGCCACACAGTTCTGCTTTTCGCATGCCTGTTTGGTAAAGTGTTTCAATGATGCAGTGTTCCAGGATATTATCTTTTTCAGAAAATGCTTTTTCTTCTAAAGTTTTCATTTCTTCCGGAGAAATTGGAATCTGTTTTTCTGCGTAAAACTTTAGTGAACTTACATTTTCAACTGGTGAAGCTTTAATTTCATCAATTTTTAGTAAGAATTTATAAAAGCTTCTTAGGGTTGAGATTTTTCTATTGATGCTTCGTTTGGCGATTTTCTTTTCGCTAAGGTCTATTATAAAGTTGCGAATTACTTTTTTATCAACCACCAAAATGTTGTCTGAAGCCTCTGTTTTTAGATAGAATTCGGAAAAATCTTCCAAATCTTTTTTGTAGCTCGTAACGGTGTGAGGAGAATAACGTTTTTCGTACGTGATGTATTGAAGAAATTTATCTATCATAGGTATATAAACAAAAAATTCACTCAATAAATATAACTATTTATAGAGTGAATTTAGTATGTGGTTTAAGAAAATTTCTTAAGCCTGCTCTTCTTTGCTTAGATTTCTCTGCTTGTGAGCTGCTTTAAGTCTAGCTTGTCTTAAAGTAACTGAAGGCTTAATGAATTGTTGTCTAGCTCTTAGCTGACGTACAGTTCCTGTCTTGTCGAATTTTCTTTTATATTTTTTAAGTGCTCTGTCGATAGACTCTCCGTCTTTTACTGGAATTATTAACATATTTTACATCTCATTTTGGATTGCAAAACTAGTGATTTTTTGGAGAATAGCAAATTTATTGCGGTAATTTTTTATGTTTTTTTAATATTGCTTTCTATAACTAGGTTTATAAAGGTAAATTTTTTATATATTTGCTGTCACTTTACACATGGGGTTGACTGGTTTCGACAGCAAGACCAATGGGTAAGTAAGCATGCAGAGAACCGTAGCGCGATCTCTATAATCCCTTGCTACAAAATTTTAACTGGCAACGAAGAGTTCGCTCTTGCAGCTTAATAATTGAAGTTTAGTAGATTCAAGCGTTTTCCCGAAGATTTTAGTAAGGAAGCAAGATGTTCCACAAATGCTCTGTTCTGCGGCGTTTGATTCTGGAATATAGGAATGCGGAAATAAGTCTTATCTCGCTTCGCGATACGATCGAAAATCTTAGAAGATAAGCTGAAAGTTGGGTGTCTACTCTCTGCTTTCAGTCGAAAATAAATAGTAGAATAAGCATGTAGAAATCTTATGTATTGCTTGTTTGGACGAGGGTTCGAATCCCTCCAACTCCACAAAAAATCCTGTAAAGTGTTGATTTACAGGATTTTTTATTATTAGGTGCTAAATTAGGTGCTAATTATTTCTTTTTATATTTTACACTTAAGACAGGCTTCTTTCCAGATTTAGTTTTATTTTCTCCCAGCTAGGTAATACTTCGGCTAATGTTCTATAAAAATCTTTTGAATGATTGGGATGAATTAAATGGCAAAGCTCGTGCAGGATAACATACTCTATACAAGCCTTATTTGCTTTTATCAACTCTGTATTCAATATGATATTGCCATTCATTGAGCAACTTCCCCAACGTTTTTTCATAAACCGATGAGTGAGTTTTATGTCATAAGTATTAAACTGTGGAAACTGAGAAAGTAATTGATCTAGCAATTCTTTGAAAACACTATCCGCCTTGCTTTTATAAAATTTTTGAATGATTTGTTCTATATTATCATTTTTAGTTGTGATGGTAAACAAACCTTTCCCTAAATTAATATTGGTTTTATTTTGTTCCGTTTTATTAATCACCAATTTATACTGCCTTCCTAGATAACGATGGGTTTCTCCAGGAATATATAATCTTTTTTTGGTAAATGGTCTGAACAATTCAAATGTGCGTTGTTGTTGCAAAATCCACTTAGATTTTGGTTTTATTTTTTCTACAATTTTTTCTATTGATGTATTTTTAGGAACTGTAATCTGGATATTACCTTCTGGAAAAACTCGTAAATCCATCGTCTTTCTGTCCGAATAAATAACTTCTGCTTCGATATTTTTCTTACCGTACTTATATTCAATCTTCATCCTTAATCCATTTGCTTTTTAGCTATTTTAATCACTTCTTCTACAAAGTCATCTAAAATATCAAAAGGAATTTGATGATCCATTTCCAATGATAAGCTATAAAAATAGTCATCTAATTCACTCCAAATTTGCTTTTCAATTTCTTTGTTCAACTTCCAGTCAACGATAGCTCTATTGTTTTCTCTAGTTATATTTTTTATTAATTCTTTAATTTTTAAAGCAATTTCAGCATTTTGCAATCTATCTCCTAAAAATGTAAACAATTTCGCATTTATAAAATTATAAAATGCTACCGCTATTTTGTTTCCTTCAATTATTACTGGTACATCGTCTTGTTTTCCTGATTGGAATCGTTCTTCAAAATCTTTCATTTTGTTTAGATATTCCGTTTCGTCAATACGACTTTGCTTATAATCCAAAATAGTTTCTTTTATTAACTCTGAAAGTTTTTTATAGAAAATAGGATCCTCATCCATTTTAATGGAAATCCCTTTTGAAGTACGTGCAGCAATATGATCTGCCTTTGCTGCTTTACCAATTAACTTTTCTACTTCTTCATCTCTCTCTTGTTTATTAAAAATATCAATAGGTTCTGTTATTCTTAGAACTTCACCATCTGTCGTAATGTGCTTATCAATCAGTTTTTGAACTTGAGTTTCATAAGCTTTAAAATCGATTTCATCATAGTACCTGCGTTTAACATCAATTCTTAACTGCACAAAAAACTTAATATCTTTTTTATACTTTTCAATAACAATATCATTTTTCACATCATTAAATTCTATGGTTGCCATTGCAAGACCAAAGAGCCTAACAAATTTGGATAGTTTTTCGTAAAATAAATGACGTTGTTCTTCATCCCCTAAATGAACCGCATAAGCTTCGGTGTCGTATTTGTTTTTTATTCCTGAAAAAATATTCCAAACCTCTGAATGCGATTGTGGTAAATCTTTAATAATATCCTTTACATTCGTTACCGAACCTTTAACATCCTCTGGGTTCATTTCATCAGATCCGGAATAGATTTCTATTGCTTTATCTAAATTTTCCAGGTTACCATAGTAATCTACAATTAGTCCATAATCTTTACCTTCAGCCAATCTATTAACTCTAGCAATCGCTTGCAAAAGAGTATGTTCCTTTAAGCTTCTTGTTAAATAAAGAACTCTATTTTTAGGAGCATCAAAACCTGTTAATAATTTATCTACTACAATAATAATTTCAGGATCATCTTGTTTCTTGAAAGCATTAATTATAGACTTTTCGTATTTTTCTTGAGTACCATATTTATCCATCATTGCTTTGTGAAATGATAAGACTAAATCTTCGTTTTCCTCAAAAGCATCTTCGTGATTCTCACGAGTATCAGGAGCAGAAATAACAACATCTGAAGTCACCTTACCAATCTCATTAAGATATTTGCGGTATAAAATAGCTGTTGTCTTATTAGGTGCCACCAACTGAGCTTTAAAACCAGTACCTTGAATGAAATTGACAAAATGCTCTGTTATGTCCCAAGCTCTATCATAAATTACTTGGTCTGCTTTATTAATGGCATTTTTGGAACTGTATTTTCTTTTTAAACCCGCTTTTCCATACTTCGTTAATGGTTCTGCTACTTTCTCAAAGAAATTATCAAGAGGCTTCTCATTTACAGTAATAGAATTGTGACGCCCTTCATAAAGTAAAGGAACGACAGCCCCATCTTCTACCGCATCTTTAATTGTATATTCATCTATTACCCCACCAAATTTATCTGCTGTATTTTTTTCAGACTTCATTAAAGGCGTCCCAGTAAATGCAATAAAACATCCATTGGGGAAGGTTTTCTGCATTTTGACATTGAACGTTTTGTACTGACTACGGTGACCTTCGTCTATTAATACAAAAATCTCCGAAGAAGAAAACCCATCTGGCTCTTGATTGACTGCGGCTTTGAACTTATTGATAATGGTAGTAATAACCGCATCTGACGTACTTTTCAATAATTCTATAAGATGCTTACCTGTGGCCGCTTCTTCCACAGGAATATTGCATTTCTGAAAAGTTTCTGTAATTTGAGAATTAAGATCTATACGGTCTGTAACTAATATTATTTTAGGATTTTTAATTTTTTTGCTCAAAGCAATTTGTTCCGCCAACATTACCATTGTCAGCGATTTACCACTCCCTTGTGTATGCCAAATAACACCACCTTTTCTCTTACCAGAAGCCCCAATATCTTCAATTTGCTTAATGGTTTTTGTTATTCCATAATATTGCTGATATCTTGCTATCTTTTTAATACCTTCATCATATAGAATAAAACTAAACATCAACTCCAATAACCTTTTGGGATCACAAATACTGTATAGTAATTTGTCTTGTTCAGTAACCGCTACTTCTAACTTACCCAATTCTTTGAAATGCTTGATTGTGGGCCAATATCTTGTTTTAAAGATCTCTGTATGGCTATCGGTTGGCAGCTCTTGTTGTTTTAGATCGAATAAATTTTGAAAAAAAGACGCCTCTTTTTTAGCACTCGTAAACTTTTCTTTCCAAACCGACCAGAATTTTGCAGGCGTAGCTGTTGTAGCATATTTAGCATCGCTTACCGCAAGTGATAAAAGTATATTAGAATAGACATATAAATCTCTGATACCATCTTCTTGTTGGTTGCGCAAATGTTGAGAAATCCCTTCTTCTACAGGCTGTTTTATCGAATTAGACTTACACTCTATAACCACCATAGGAATACCGTTTATAAACAGTACAATGTCTGGTCTATAACTGTCTGAACGATTAGAACGTGTTACCGAAAACTCCTCTGATACATGATAAGAATTGTTTTGTGGGTTTTCCCAGTCGATGTACTTGAAAGAATAGCTTTTACGGTCTTGATTAATGGTTTGGTCGAAACTTTTACCTAAAGTAATTAAATCATAAAAATGCTGGTTGGCATTAATAAAACCCAGATGAAGTGGCAATTCTTTTAAAGTTTCGATAGCCAAGTCTATGTTACTCTCTGAAAAGTCGTGAGTCTGCCCTTTATAATCTATTTTATTGTTTTTTTTGAGCTGTTCTCTAAGTATATCGGTGAGGATTACATTCGTTTTTCTGTTGTCACGAAGCTCTAAAGCTTGATCGGGAGCTATATAAGTATAACCCATTTTTATCAGCATTTGCAATGCTGGTATTTGACTTATATGATCTTCTGTGTATGATGGTGTCATTTATAATATTGGTTTGGTTCAATAGTATTTTTATAATTATGCTGATTGATGAACAATATCAATCGCTTTCACAAAACCTCCAAGTTCTCTATTTTGGTCGAATATAGTCATCGATAAATCTGCTTTAGGCATCCACACACGACCTAGTTGAACAGCTAAAGAAACAGGCATTGCAGGAAAAATATTTAATATAGCTTCTTGACCGTGTAATCTTTTAATTTCTCTATAAGCTTCTTTCATTTTTTCTCCAAAATCTGTAATCTGTTTACGTGATTTTACGAAGTCGTTATCCGGATGATCTATTTTGATGCTGTATATAGAGGTATCATCTCCTAAAACAGAAGTTATACGATCATCTGTAATTGTATCACTTAATTCAATCTTTAAAGCAATATTTGTTTTGACTTCTGCTGCTAGTTCTAAGTTATATACCGTATCGATATCAGCTTCAAAATTCCAAGTATCTGGATTTCTCCTTTTTTGACGTACATCTACAGAATAGATATCATTTAACATTGTTCCTAATTTCATTAAAATAGGCATAGGCCCAAATGGAAACAATGAAATATGCTTTATCTCTCCACTGTTTAATAATGGAAATAAAAAACGTTCAAATTTTTGATTAAGATTCCTTAATTCATCAATCCAAAAATTTGGATCTGAATCTTTATTTAAAGAATTAATGACCCCTAAATCAATATTTTTAGCTTCGGCTGGATAATAATCAGGAGCTAAAAATTGACTAACAATACTATATTGAACATTGGGTGTGTGAACTCCGATATTCATATTCAATGTTACAATATGACTTTGTTTATCTGGAGCAATTGCACAAGCATTTGCAATACGATTTTCGTGCTCCGTTTTCATTTCTACTAATAAACTTTCAGGATTACCTGCAACATCATCCCTATCAATCAAGCGATGGTGTGTATCGCATAATAACATTAAATTTGAAATATCATCGGCCAATTGTACAGATCTTGTACTACAACCACGTGGTCCACCTGGACTATCGGCCACGATATGAGCTATATATGATTGATTGAAATTTCTTTTCGTTAAAATGTCAGTATGTAGAATTTTATTACAACCTCTGTATTGGCATCTACCACCAGAGATAGACCAAAGCATGTATTTATTTTTATCTGAAATAGATGTCACACTCATACCGTACGTACTTTACCGGTTAATAATTGCTGCATTAATCCTTTCTTTTGAAGTTTTAAAGCCTCTAATTTTTGTTGGTATTGTTTTACTTCTTGGTTGGCTGTATTTAGGATTTCTGCAATGGCATTTTGTTCTTCTAATGATGGATTTGGTAAAATAATCGTTGAAAAATCATCGTAACTAATATTTTTACCGTCTCTGATACCAATTACAGCAACTGATAAGCGTCCAATTAAATCTTCACTTTTGAAATAATATTTATAAAAATCATCATTAATTGGATTAATCGATTTTAAAACAGTATAAGCTGGACTTACAAGTCCTGTATATTCAGAATATTCAATACCACCTTGGAATGATCTTAAGCTAATTACAAAATCACCTTTTTCAACTAATTTATATGTCTTTAAACTACCAGAAGGCATTGTTACACGAGTTTCAATCATATCTCGAGGAATCATACCAAATTCTTGAGTTGCTGATAATAATACTGAATCCTCTGGGTTATTTTTTATCGAAACACTTTTAAAAAGTTCATTCGCTAAAGATTTTATAAATTCTTTACCCTCAAATCCTTTCACGCGCTTTTTACCTGTCAACAACGAAAACGCTAACGCCTTATTTCTAGCTTCTAGTTTTTTGATAATGGAATCGGTTTCTTGGATGGCTTTATCCCACGTAGACAATACATCGGCAATTTTTTGTTGCTCTGGTAGTGGTGGAAGTGGGATATCAAAATCATTAATTGCTTTTGTGTCCAAAAATGGTTGTGCTGCACCAACAAATGCTTTTTGTTTTTGCTGTTCAATGTAATTTGATTGTAAACTTAAAAAGATATATGATTTATTTTGATTTGCATTTACTCTAATTCTTGGGGCGTTATAGCTATGTGGCAAATTAAACCATTCACATTTAGGTAGAAAAACAGCTCCAGCTGTAGCACCAGTTCCTGCAAATAAAATATCTCTCTCATTCAAAAGAAAGTTATTTATGTTTTCAAAATCTTTTATGTAAACTGGTTTATCTTCAAAAAAATCATTAATGCGTATAAAGCGTATGCCTTCTTCATTAACATATTCTAAATATTGAGAACCAGCACCTCTTTTAACTTGCCCAATATCTTTTATTTTTACTAATTCCCAATCTGTAGGGATAGGTCCGATGGATGTATTTTTATATTGTGTTGTTTTTATCATTTTTGTAATGTTTTTATGCTAGGTCTTGGTCTGTAATCGTAAAAACAGACTTTATTGCATGTAGTGCATCTTCGCTTTTTGCGCCTTTCATTCCCATTGCTTTAAACACATCGGGTGTAGGTAAATCCTCTTTTATCATTTTAAGGAATTCTATCATCAGCTCTTTGATGGGTTTTGGCAATTCAAAACGCTCTTCTCCAGTAAATAGCAAAGCTAATTTGAGGCAATCGTTTTTATGCTTTTTTAGGTGTTTGCTGTCTTCTTTGCTTCCATTAGCAATACGCCCCGTAATGTCTAAATATGCTTTTGCCTTTAAAGCAATTAAAGCTTCTGTATTTGCACGATGCACATCTGACACGATCACACTATGTTCTCTAATAAATTGATAGAAGGTGTCGTCTAATAAAATGGCAGATAAGCTACTTAAATCATCATCTGCCGGAATAGGCGTTAAGTGCATCTCAGGATCTAATTCAATCAAATCTGGTTTACGTGAAAACAATTCTATCTGCTGTGGAAAATCTTCGTTTTCCGGATCCATAAATCGATAGTATTGGCGTTCGTCGCTGCTTATTTCTTTTCGGTTGTAATTGCCCTCTTTTATAAATTGCCAAAATTTTTTTAAGAATTCCGGATTTAAAGCTTCTATCACTAAAATGATGTCAATATCTTTTGTGGCACGAGCTACTAATCCTTCATCTTCTATTATCATATCGCAAGCAGTACCACCGATAATGATATAATTATCTGGAAACGCAGCAAAATATGCTTTAAATTGTTCTATGCCTTTTACCATATAAATCGATTGATTAAGTGTTCTAATTCCATTTGCACACGTTCGTCTTGATCTTCTTTATAGGTTAAGAATAAAGAGATTGGATCGACCTTGTCGTATGCTGATTGACTGATTCTGTTGATGAAACTTGGATCGTATTTCCATATTTGAAATAGATATTCTCCACCAAATTCATTGAATGTATTGGGTTGGTTATTCTTCTTGATTAAGTTAAATGTTTGATTATCTATAGCAAAAGCCATTTGATTGCTTGGGTTTATATTGGTGTACTCCGTTAAGGCAGTATTTCCTGCTTTTAATAATGGTAAATTCCAATTGAAATTATATGCTACAAAATACTCTTTAGCAATGGGATTGATAAAAATGTTGTTTTGTAGTCCTTTTTCCCACAATGTTTTTCTATCGAATTTGAATTGGAACATTTTATAACGACCACGCTGTACGATTTCTATTAATTCTAATTCGGCTAAATTTTCGACTGCACGAGAAACGTTGATGGTATTTACCTGAAATTGGTTTGCAATTTCTTTTAATGGAATATCTTCGATTGTATATCGATTATTTGTATTCAGCAAATGTGCAATGACTAATACCTGAGCAAAAGGTTGCAAGGTTTGTGCAGTACGACCTTTTGTTTGGTATCTGTATTCTGTAAAATCGATGAATACGTATGGTATATACAGTTGCTTAAACGGTACGATAAATGCTCGTTTTTTTTCGATTAATCGTTTACGATTATAGGCTTCCATTTCGTCCACACAAAGAATAATGGGTTGATTAATTCTTTCTTCAATATTTGCTAGTTGTGTGTCTATGGCTGCAATTGTAAACTCGTCATCCGTTTCTGCATAGGCAATGACGAATTTTTTATTTAACATCAACAACTCGTACCACTCATAGGCATTACGTAAATATATGGGTAATTGATTAAGGATATCCTTGCTTAAAGGGCTTACCTCGCAATGAATTCCTATCGTTTCGTTGATGTAATTTTTTAGCTGAATCATAATACTAACATTAAAATTGCACGATAACAAATATAATGTTATTATGCAGAAAAAGCGTTACTAATTTAAAAATGAATTATTTTGTTGCAATCCTTAATTTCCGAAGACTTATCCAATTGATTGGTAATTAAGCTCGTGTTCCTTATATTTATCATCTCATTGGCTGTATGTGTATGACCATAAATCCAATACAGTGGTTGGTATTTTACAATCAAATCCTCTAAAGAAGATCCATAAACAGTACTGAAATTTTCTTGTTCCGGAATAGATAACATTACAGGACAATGATGTGTTACTACGATGGTTTTACTGGGATTTGCAGTTTGAAATTTATGCTCCAAAAAACTCAATGCATCGTTATGAAATGCATTATAATCGAACGCATCTATATAATCCTCTTGGTTTTTAATGTATTTAAAATCGTTGATGTGATATTGTAAAAACCATCTTTTGTTTAGGTCTACATTAGACCATAAAGTAGAGCAAATCAATTCATAATCCTCTAGCAACACCGATTGGTTATTGATTAAAAATACATTTTCTCGAATGGGAATATTACAGGATTGATATGATTGGTAATCTGAGCCATAAAATTCATGATTTCCAGGAATCCAAAAAACTTTAGTAAAAGCCTGACTGATATGATCTAGAAAAAAATTAATTTGATCGATCTGGTTTAATGGTATAATATCGCCCGCAAGAACTAAATAATCCGCACAAGGTTGAACAGGATATTTTTTAAAAAACATCCTGTTGTTAAGTGATTCTAAATGAAGATCTGAAATGTATTGTATTTTCATTATTTTTTTGAATTACCGTGTTCTACACCACCACCATGCCATTCGCCAGTTACTAACCAAATTTCGTAATGATATAGCCATTCTATTGCCCATGGAATAATTGTACTTGCAATCATTTTACCTTCATGCCACTCCTTATCTTTAGGATAATATAAACACAACTCTTGTAAATCATGATTGTATACATGCTTGAGTCTGGTTTCGTTTTCAGGTAAACTTAATTTCTCAGGATTAACAACAAATGTTTTTGGTTTGCTACTCACTTCATAAATTATCTTAACTGTATATTTATCTCCCAGAGGAGATGACTTTAGTACACCTTCCCAAGTAAATCCCTTATTCTTGTTAAGAATTAATTTCGATTCAGGATAATACTGTTTTAATAAACGTAGTTGTTCTTTTAAAGGTATTTTATTAATCTTCTTCAATACCAAAAAATTTATGGGGTTTAATAGAATTAATTGATGTTAAACCAGCCGTAGCTGTACCCACAACTCCGAGTTTACGATCAATATTATTTTGTCCTGATTCCGTTAATAATCTACTACGATTAGCATACTCGCTAAACGTTTTAAGTACAGCATCTTTTCCGAATGAATTTTTAAGCGATTCAGAAATATTTTGCAATCCTGTTTTAGATTGCGCATCTCTTAAATCAGCTTTCACTTGCTCTAACCATCTGTAAAAATTTTCACGTCTAACCGATCCTTCGTCGTTCCAACGATCTGCAAAATTTTCTTTCCTATTCGTAGGGTTGGAAATCCATTCAACATCTTTGTTTAAGTTAGGATCAAAAACAAATTCTATTTCATCTTCCATACGATTAATTACCCCCCACAATGCATCAATTAACTCTTCTTCCTCTCGGTACGCACGAGCTGCTAAAGTTGTTATGATACAAGAAATAGGTTTTTGTTTTTTCACATCTTCATCTTGTTCATGAGTAAAATAAATATCACGATGTCTCTTTAAAAGTTGAACCACTTTTTGTAGTGGTAAACGTGCCTCTTGATACTCTGGTACAGGCTTTACAGCTTCATTCAATGAAAATGTTCTTTTTTTCATCCCTTTAATTGTTTTAGCTATATTCATAAACCAAATAGCATACCCATAAGGATTGCTTTGTTTCCAAAATTCTGATCTAACTTCAGTATCATACCCACTCTCTTCTTTATCAGTAATACTTAATCGTAGTTGATCAAAATCCTCGTAACTATCCGCACTCATTGCCTTTTCCAATATGATTGCATAACCAGAAGATATTAATGCTGGTAAAATATCCATATGATATCTTTGATTCGCAGATTCAGTATTTTCTCTATAATTTAGTGTCCAACATCTACGTCCTTCTTCATCCAGCATTTCCCTATAGCGATCACTTTCTTTTAAACGATTACCTACAGCATTTTTTAAATGATATTGTGCCCAATTTTCTGGTTTTCTCTTGAATTCGCATACAACATCTAGATCGATATCATCATTAGGATCTATAGGCTGGATTGTTGTACCGATAATAAATGAACCTTGAGGTTTAATGTATGGCTGATAAACAGATAATGATGAATTATCATTAGATAAAAATTTCCCGACTGCTTTATAACTTTGAATAGCAGCTTCATGTTGCGACTTAGAAATACTAAGATTTTTCACTAGAGTTTCTAGTATTTCGTTAAATTGAAATTTGTGATTTGGTGTATTCATTATTAGTTTTTTTTAAAAAATTTATATCAAATTTAATTCTTTAAGATATTGCTCCATCTTAGCTTCTGTTTCTGCTAATTGTTCTTTCAGGTTAACAATGTCTGTATGCACGTCTTTTATTTCTACTTGTGCTTCTTCCTCAAAAGTATCAATATAACGAGGGATATTAAGGTTGTACTCATTATCCTTAATATCTTGAAGCGTTGCACGATAAGAAAATTTATCGGTAAGAACTTCACCTTTTTCGGTTTCTAAAGATGGAAGAGCTTTGAATTTTTTGAATTCGGCAACAATTTTATCAATGTTCGCATTGGACATTTTGTTTTGGTTTTTCCATGATTCAAACTCCGCACTCGCATCAATAAACAATACGTCTTTATTTGCCCCTTTAGCTTTGTTGAATAAAAGAATAGCGGCAGGAATTCCTGTTCCATAAAATAAATTAGCCGGTAATCCAATAACTGCTTCTAGTAAATTTTCGTCTATTAATTGCTGACGAATTTTTCCTTCACTACTTCCTCTAAACAAAACACCGTGCGGAACAATAACGCCCACTTTACCTTTATCTTCGAAAGTAGTTTCTATCATATGCGTAATAAATGCGTAATCTCCTTTTGATTTTGGAGGCACACCACGATGGAAACGATTGAACTCGTCTGCTGCAGCCTGTTCTGCGCCCCATTTATCTAAAGAGAAAGGAGGATTAGCCACCACAATATCAAACTTCATTAAAGCATCTGCTTCTTTTAGTTGTGGATTATTAAGAGTATCTCCCCATTCGATTACCGCATTATCTTCTTCGTGCAAAAACATATTCATACGAGCTAAAGCCCAAGTAGAACCATTATTTTCTTGTCCGTACAACGCATAATTTTTACCTTCGATTTCTTTTGCTACTTTAATGAGCAAAGAACCAGAGCCACAAGCAGGATCGCAAATACGGTCACCAGCTTGAGGATTTATCAATTTAGCCAATAATGTACTGACTTCTGAAGGGGTATAAAATTCACCAGCTTTTTTTCCTGCTTCGCCCGCAAACATCGAAATCAAATATTCATAACTGTCGCCAATCACATCATTGTTTGCCAAATGCGAGGGCTCTAAATTAAGTTCTGATAAATCTGTTAAAAGATTTTTCAAGATTTGGTTACGTTGTTTAGTTGGACCAAAAGCCGTTTCCGAATTGAATGAAATACTACGAAAAACCATTGCCAGTTTTGAACGGTTTTCATCTTCCAATTTCGTTAAAGCGATGTCTATTAGTTCGCCAATGTTGCTTTCGTTTCGGTTTTCAAATAAAAAATCGAAAGAACTTTGTTCAGGTAAAAAGAAACGCTCCCGTTTTAATTGACGTTTTACCATATCTTCGTTGCCGTCGTACTTTATTCTTAATTCATTGGCTTTCTCTTTCCATACGTCCGATAAATATTTAACGAAAAGCAAGGTTAAAATATAATCTTTATAAGAGCCACTTCCCATTACAGGTCTTAGAGAATCACAAGCTTTCCAAACGATTCTATTAATGTCTTGTTGTGTTAGTTTTGTTTCCATATTATTTGCTAAAATTATTAATGATTTGATTGAACAATACTTGTTTTTTTTCTTTCAACTGTTCAAGAATTTCTATTTCTTTTTTATGAATTTTATACATATCTACAATTTTTTTCTGCATTTCCATCGAATGTATAGGAATTTCAAAATCTAACAACTCTTTCTTTCTTATCGATGGAATGGAACTTCCTGCGCTTACCTGATTAAAATAGGAAATACTTTTGGAGTGGTTTAAAATACACGTCACATAATCTGGTAAAACCACCGTTGAATCTACTTTTATAATATAGAAAATAGAAGAAGCAACAGCGTCTCCCATTTCTTTATCGTATTTAAAAGCAAAAAACTTCATTCCTTTGCTTACAAAAAGAATTTCATCCTGTCTAAGAAGGATATTTTCTGAAATTTCATCAGCATTTACATAAGAATCTACATTATTCAGATACATTCCATTGTCTGAAAAGTTTTTCACTTGCAGATAAGGAATCCCCTTTTTATTAGATGCTTTTATATATTGCCCGAAACTTAAAGCACAAATGTTTTGCAACTTTGTTTTGGTAATTTTAATCATTGTAGAGTTTTTCAAATATCATTTTGCAAATATAGAATTATATTTCTGAATTCACAAAATAATTTTTTGTAGAATTTTTCAAAAAAATACATTTTTCAAAAATCTATTCTAAATAATTTATGATAAAAAATAAAAAAAATTAATATTAAGAACAATTACCTTCTTGGTTTTATGTTTTTTTGAACATTCTCTATTTCTTGTGATTGTCTATTATTATTCCCACCACCCAACAAATTCAAAAGATAAGCTGTTTTATTTGAATCCTTAAAAACCTCCTCAAAAGCCGAAACAGGAATTTGATTTTCTTTTGAAGTTTTTTCCAATATCTCAATCATTTTATCTTTTCGTTCAGCATCGTTTAAACTGTGAAGATTCGGAATTTTTATACTTTCTTGTATGATGGCTTTTTTAAGTGTGTTTTCTACAGATCCTAAATATTTTTTCTTTTCAACAGCAAAAGCCTTTTCATTGGTCAGGAGTGTGGAGTTTTTGCTTTTGAAAAAGAAAACTTCTTTTTTTAGACTTTCAATCTTGGTATTGAGTTCTGCTATCTGTTTCTCTTTGGAGTCCAGTTCTGTTTTATTTTTAAGAAGTTGAATATTATTTGTTTTGATTGCCTTTTTGTAGTTTTCAATGGTTTTGTCCGTTTTTATTTTCTGAAAACCAAGAAAATCGGATTCTTTAACAATTAAATCTTCAGATTTTTTAGACTCCACCTCTTGTTGCATTTGGCTGTATCGTTCCTCCAAAATTTTCAAATCTTCTTCCTTTTTCTTGATTTTAAATTCAACTGCTTCTAATCTTGCTAACGAACCTGAAATTCCTCTTTCCATTTCCAAACATTCCGCCGCTAAATCCTGCATTTTAGAATAGTGAAAAGATTGATGCTTTAGCATTTTTCCAGTTTCCAAATCTTGCCAATCTGCAACTAAATGAGCGTGATAATTCGGTTTCCATTCTTTGGTGTCTTTATCATAATGACCTTCATCTTTATGTATGGCAATCTGAAAAATTCGGATTTTAAGTTCTTCTTCTAGTCTTTTTGACAAATTATGCAAATCCTGCATCGTCGTATTTTCTTTAATTACAACCACAGCTTCCCGAACTGGCATTGCATTTTTCTGTAATTTTCTTCCTGATTTTTCTTTGCAAAAAGCTTCTATTTTTAACAGTCGATCAGCAATCTTTTGTTCCATCCAATATTCATTTTTGTGAGTTAAATCTTTGCGGATGTAATCAAAAGATTTCTTTCTGAAATTATGAATTTCGGAATCAGATTTTACTACTTTAAAATTGATGGAAGTTTTCATTTTTATTTAAATTTGATGTATTAAACCTGTAACTTTTTTATTCAGGGTAACTAACAACCTGTATCTATTTTATACAGGGTAACTGATACCCTTGCTTTATTTTAAAAGGTTCTGGGGAATTAAACCTTGTACTATTTTTTACAGGTTAAAGCCTCGCAGAGCGAAGAAGAAACTTTGTTGGGAGAGCATCGACCTTCAAAGTTGCGAATGAGCTCCTAACTTCTGCGTGTAGTTGGTAAAAAATATCCGCACGCATAATCAGCGTTTTCTTTTGTAAGTTTGATGAGCTTGATTGATTTCGTTTTCCTCCTGTTCTTGTTTTGGGTTCAATTCTATCCGCTGTTGTTTTTCGATTTCAGTGTTATTTCTGAAAACGAAGTAGTCATTCAAATCTTTATGAAGAGCATAAATTTCGGAATGATCTTTTGCTTCGGGAAATGATTTCAGAATTTCATTTTTACAAGTTTCACCTGCTTTATCATTGTCTAAAAACAAATGGATTTCGGAATAATTTTTTAAATAGCCTTTAAAAAATGGTTTCATCTCCACAAAAGACAAAGCATCCATAAATCCTTCAAAAACGACTATTCTTTTTCCTGTTTCATTTTGACCTTGGCTTTCATTATTGAAATTTACAATTGAAATATCCTTTTTCAGAACTGATCCTTTGTAAAAGGAATTTCTAAGCTCCCAACCTCCAGAAAAATTTTCAAAACCAATAGCGTAAAGTTTCTTTTCTCCAATGGTAAAATGAATTTCTTTAACTAACGGATATACTACTTTTGAAAGCCCTCTTTGATGAAGATAGCTTTTAAGATGTTCGTTATGGAGTTTTTTGATTTCGGTGATTTGATAATTTGGTTTTGAATTTATTGAATGAATAACATTCTGCTGTTGAAAAGAAGAAAAATTTTGCTTTTCTGCCCGAGTTTAAAAGAGGCTTGGGTTTCTGTGGAAAAAGGATTAAGATACCAAGCTTCTTTTTCATTTTGTTTCGTTGGATGGTGTCCGAGTGAAATAAGGACTTCTTCCAACTTTACAGAGTTGAATTGGTTGCAGTTCATAAGTGTAAAATGTTAGGGGTTGATTTTTGGAAATATTTTGATGAAATGATGAGAAAACCGTATAATGATTTGACTGTAAGTAAAATACATTCTCATCAAAGTATCATCATCTCATCAAACTTCAAATTTTTTGCTCATCGGTCTTTCATCAAAAATCAAGGTTTTAAAATTTGATGAGGATTTTGATGAGATATAAATTGTTGATTTTCTTCTTATTATCAATTAATTCATCATTTCATCAAATTTTTGAAGAATAAAATCTTTTTTTATCGTGAAGTAGCGTCCTGTTTTATTCGATTGATAAAAACTTCCACTATAATCAATATCATATTTTATGTAAGCCAAAGAGTTATTTTGTGGTTCTAGTTTCCAGCTTTCTTTAAGGAGTTTTCTGATGTCGTTTACAGTCCAATAATGGTTTCTGAACATTCTTCCGAGCATATTGAAAATATCTTGCGGAATGACTTGGATTTCTTTTTCTTCGGTACTCTCAAAAAACTCGTACAAAAGCTCAATAATTTTTGATTCAAGTTTGTTATTATTCTTCCATACTAACTTCTGTAAAGCCTTTGTTCTTATCTCGGAATCAGTAAACCACATTCGGGTTTGTTTCTGGCTAAAGAACGATCTTTGAATCAGATAGCGAAGGAAATAGGGAATTTCTTTAATTAGGTTTTGCAGGAATTCAGTATTCTCTGTTTTTATAGATTTAACTTTGATAATCCAAAACCGAATTTCTTCTTCATCAATCTGAATAAAATTATCTTCATTGTTGGAACAAAGAATGAATTTTCCAAAAAATTCAACTTCCTCACGATCTTTTCCTTTCGCTTCTTTCTTGTCTTTATCGGTTGTGGAAAGGTATTTTAATCGTTCTGTGATTTCTTTTTTATCAAAAAACACTTCATCAATAGCTACAATGAGCATTGAAGCCCAATCCGAATTGAATTGACTGCTGAATGAATCTCCTTTAATGTAGGTCATATTCAACCCGAAAATGGATTTGAGCCATTTGATAAAAGTGGATTTTCCCGTAGAACGCTCTTTGCTTACCAAACATAAAATCGGAAGCATTTGGGTAGGTTTTTCAAGCAAGATTTTGATATAATCTAAACCCAACTCAAGCTGTTCTCCGAAAATATGTTCCATAAAGTTCAGGGAAAACTGAATTTTTTCTTTGAGAGCATCTGAATTTAGGCTTTCTTCAATTGGTTGATAAGGAATTTCATTGTATATATTGTAAAATCCTTCAATTATTTTTTCATAATTCAGATGATTGGGAATACAGCAAAAACCGTCATATTTCGGAACTTGTGAAACATAAGTTTTTCCGTAGTCGCTGATAATGGTTTCCCGATTCCAACGAACCAGTATGGAAATTTTATCGCCTGAAATTAAGGGTTTTTCTATGGTTTTGTAGTAGGTGGTTCCTACTCTTAGGTAAAGAATTTTTTCGCTCATTTTTTTGGATTTTAATTCCGTGGGAATACGGAAGGTTAGGGAATGGTGTTTTGGATAAACAAATGAAAAATGTTTATCTTTTGTACTTCAATGATTTTACTTCATTTAAAGCATTCATCAAATCCAAGTGATTGATACGATAAAATCTGCCTATTTTTTCGGCTTTGATATTCCCTTTGAGAACGTGGGAGCGAACCGTTTGATAATCTAACTTCAAAATTTCTGATGCCTCTTTAAAGGAATAAAATTTTTTTTTTAGTTCAATTTCGGGTTCTTTTTTTATGGAATAGATAAGTTCTTTTAACTCTTCTAATCCGTCCATAATGGGTTGAAATGGATTGACTGTTTGCATATATTTATTTTAAAATTCTATGCAAATATTCCTCGTTTATGTGTTTAATCTATAAATTATAGTAAATTCAGTAAAATTTAATACTTTATCATAAATTCTTTTGATAAGTCATCAAATAGTTTTTTCTCCTCGTCTTTGGTTGGGTAGGGTGTAGCACTAGAAAAAGAAGAAGGAGATATTTCGAAATTAAAATCGTCTTTCAAAAATTTTACTATGTCAATATTTTTGACTTTTTTTATAATACCATTTTTTTTGAGAAAAGTTAAGATGCCCGCAAAAAAGATAATCGGGATGTCTATTTTGTTATTTTCATTCAAGTAAGAATTATTCTTCATTATTGAAATGAATTTATTATAGTTTTCCTTATTTGCAAAGATTGATTGGAATGTTTTTTTAGGCTTTTTATTCTCATTTATAATGAAATAATAAAAAAGCGTTTCTTGTGCACCTTTTAAAAAATTTTCTTCTAAAACTACAGTGTTGGCAGCAGATAATAAGCTTTTGGATTCTTTAGCATACTTTTTTAAACAATACTTTATTTTATCTTCGAAAGTATGTTCATTGGAATTTTCCAGCGCTTTAAAGTGTGTGGCAAAAAAATTTTCAATGTTATTATATTCTATTTGAGCTTCAAATTTCTCCAGCTCATTTAACTTTACATTAGCAGCTTTTTCTCTAATAGCATTAATAATATCATAAAGCAATTCTTTTATATTTTTTCCTTTAATAATTCGACTGACAATAAAAGGTATTGCTATAATTTCTGCACCAGGATTGTATTTGAGATATAAATTGTTTTGTTTCATTATTTAAAAACTTCATTCATATAATTAACTTTATCTTCTTCGCTCGGGCGGTAATAATTATTGAAAACCTCCAAACTTCTATGTCCAGTATAAGACATAATTACCTTATCTGGAACTCGTTTATTTTTCATTATTGTAATAAAACTTCTTCTAGCGGTATGGCTGGATATTCTTTCCCAAAACTCAGATTTTTTATCTATCAATTCATCGCCATATCTCATTGTCTTTTTTATTTCATCCGTAAACGCCATTTTCTGAAAAACTTCCTTTATAAATTTGTTCATTCTTTGATTGGAAATACTTGGAAGTGCATAATCATACTTTTCTAAAATCGCTCGTGAGATACTGTTCAATGGAATTGAGAGATTTTTAGTTTTGCTTTTCAAATCGACTACACGAATAAAATCTCCTTGAATATCTTCTTTTGAAATACTACTGTAATTTCCAAAACGCATCCCTGTAACACAACCCAAAACAAATAAATCTCTTACTCTTTCTAATCGTTTATTTTTGGTGAAATCGTAATTGTAAATCTCTTCCACTTGCTGATAGTTTAATGCAATTTCGTCTGTCCTGAATTTTGATGGCTTTTTGAAATTGAGAAAACTATTATTGTATGTATATTTCTTTTCAAAAGACCATCCTAAAAAGGTTTTTAACAATCCAACATTACGATGAACAGTATTTGCCGAATGCTTCTTTTCTTCAATACAGTATTTAAGAAATTTGTTATAAAGTTTTTCATCAAAATTTCCGAGGGTAATTTTAACTTTATAATCTTTTTGGAAATCTTCAAGCAAAGTCTTGTTACATTTATACCTTTTTAGTGTCGAAATAGAAATAGAATTTCCTGTATAATCGTTTTCTTTTTCATTTAAAAAATCCTGATAAACTCTAAAAAAATCACTTTTTACAGTTACCTTTTTAAAATGTTCATCAAATCTCTGTTTAATTACGTCCGTGGTCAGTTCTTCATTAATATTCTTATAACGATTAACTATCTCAGTGAAAAAACCACTATATCTATCTAATTGCTTTTTAATACTTCTGTGATTTTCTGCTTTTTGAGTTCTTCCATTCAAATCATTTGGCTGTCTATTTTCAAAATCCCATTCAGATGGTTTTATTTTTTCTCCAGTAGAGTAGATGAAATTCTTATTTTCATTCCCAAAATAAGAGCGGAAATAAATAAGAGTTTCCTTTTCGCTATTAGGTTCTTTGAGTTTAAATGTTGAATTCATTAGGTGCTAAAATAGGTGCTAATATTTATATAATTAAGCATAAAAACAATGTATTTTTATTTATACAAATATATATAAAATATTGGTAAATAGCATATTTATATAAAATTAGATATAATGAATTTAATAATGTTCATTTCCCTCCAACTCCACTTTTCAAACTAAAGAGAATTTGTAAATTATTGAATTTTAAATAATTACATTTTCTCTTTTTTGCTTTTGTACCCAAAATTGTACCCGAGTTTTTGAAATGTACTTTTTTAAATCTGTTTGAATTTAATTAAACTTATTTGAATTTTGAGAATACAATAAGTTATTGTAATAGTACAAATATACTACGATTTAAAGTAATGTCCGTTACATTCAAAATAATCAAACATTATACTCCTTGCCGTAGTTTCCCAATCTATCACTACCCAATTAGGAATATTAAAAGTATCATCTTCATATAGCCATTGTACAAAATCTTCATCACTTCCAAACTCGCCGTAATAGAAATTATTTACATACTCATAAAGGCTTTGAAACTCCATTTTACCTAAGCAATCTAAACACGCTTCGTAAACCTCTACTTCATGTCCTGAATCACTGATTTGTTCCAGAACATCGTATATATCTTTTGATATATGGCACTCGCTCAATAGTCCTAGTTTTTCCAGAATCGGACATTCATAGTCCTGAAACATAAATTCGGGGTCTTGTTCATCAGAATGCAATTCATACATTGCGGTAATTAGTTCGTCATAGCTTCCATAGTCGCTAAGATTAAGCCATTTCCCAAATAATGAGCCGTTGTTGTACTTCCTGTACGTTCCTACATAGATACTAGCAGTATCAAGACAATTTTGTAAATTTGCCATGTTAATAAGTTTTAGATGTATTAAAATTTATTGATGTTGCCTAGCAAGTACGCCAATACTTCTAGGCATTTTTGTTTTTATATCGAACCTTGTACACAAAGAAACAAGGCTTGCTTTTAGTAGTAAAGTACAGAATAAAGATACGTAAAAAACACGATAACCACCAGTTTTTCAGGCACTTTTTAACCAAAATATTAACACTTTGCAAGACTGGTTAAAAACTTTTTAACCACTCCAAGTGCATAGAAACAAAAACAGTTATCAAAAAATAACATTATGCAGATAGGGGGCTAATAGAAAAAAGATCTTTAACCCCACATTAAACAGGATTAGTACCTTCTGATTAGATGCCTGTAAATAAATTTCAGAATTTGACCAAGGAATTGTGTATTATCCGATCTTATTTTTTTGATACGGCTGGACGGGGGTACTTTTATATGCTACGCTTTGACGGGATGGGGTAAATGGGAGTATATGTATTGCTCATTCAGTCTGGCAATTCTCTAACTACAAATCCTGAACATCTAAAACACCTAACGGGTTCACCTCAAAGAATCCCAAAATATTAGTATTAGTAGGTATTAGAATGTTTAAGTATAGTATAAATGTTATTATATAAGTATGATGATGCAGAATTTATTAAGCTATAGTATTACAGTTAATTACGAGGATTTGGGGTTAATCAACAGATAATATATTGACAAAACTAAAGTTGTTGAGAAACTAGTTTTTTTATGCCCCGACCAACATTAAAGATCGCTTACCACACCTAATCACAACTTACTACAAGTATTTGAAAAAATTCTTATCTTAGTCGCTCAAATTTTATCGAAAAAAAAATAAAGCGTTAGCTTTTATTCTGTTATAGGGAATCTGGTAAATTCAAAATGTAACACGGAATAAACAGTTGATGCTCACGTCATATGGCGTGGGCTATTCTTGTTTGTGTTACAGGCTTACCAGAGCCCCCTATTACAGATTGAGTTTAGTCCCACGCTTTCTGTTTTATTAAACCTTCACTTTGGGACTGGGTGATAAATAATAAATCACTTTATGAAAAAGATCTTTATTTCCGTATGTCTGCTAATCGGAATTTCTTGTTTTTCTCAAACTGCAACCAAAAAGTACAATCCATTCTACAACCGATATGATTACTTTGATTCGGGAGGTAATATGATAGGCTATGAAAAGTACAATAACTTATCAAAACAATGGGAATATTACACAACAGGTACTACTTCACAACCTAAACAGCCGACGCAATATCGTGATCCACAACAATTAAATATTTCAGGTCTAGGAAATGCTACAAGTATTTTACAGAATAGATATAACAGTAACGTGCAGCAAGTTCAAAACACAGTAAATTCTATAACCGATCAAATCAATAATTTGGAAGTAACTGATGAACAAAGATTACTTATTTCAGATACTTTTCAAAAAAAATGTGTTGATGAAATAAATCGAACAAGAATTAATTATTCATCAGCAAATGAAACGAACCGTATTATAAAGTGGTTGTATGATTCTGTGAATACGATAATTAAAAATGTCACAGCAAATTAAATTAGCATGAGTAAAAAGATCTTGAATATCGACCATAATTTCGTAGATACTTTAATGCTTGGATTTGTGTTTGCATTTCTCACAGTTTTTGCAGTTGCACACTTTAGCACTTACTCATACATTCCTAACTTAGGTAAGCCTATTATTGGTTACGGAGGTCAGGTAATTGTACCTGATTCATTTGAGACCAGCATAACTCCCATAGGCGCATTATATCAAACTACGCCATTCGGAACAAAAATAAATCTACCTACAAATGGAATGATGTGCAGTGAACTGATTTTTAAGGATTCGGACTTCAAAAAATATCCTAATCAGGTTGTGCTGTACTTCAAAGCTATATTTAGCGATTACAAATATTTACTGTCCTTTTGGTTGGCATATACCTTAATTATTCTGTTTTTCAAAAGATACCGATTAAAGGTTTTGATTTTAATACTCCCAATCACAATAACAAACTGTGATAATAAGATCGTGCAGGAAAAGGTTCCAACAACGGCAGTAGCCGATACAGCCATTCAAACTACTCAGTCGACAACTAACTTATCTCGGCATAAAATAGAGCCTGTAAAGCATTCTTTTGTGGTTTTTAAAGTAAGAGATAAATTTTTCGATCATAAAGAATCTCTAATGGTTACAGGGATATTTAATACTCCTTTACTTATCACAAAAGACGAAGAATATATGATACTGGATAATGTACAAGAACAATGTAAATTAAATTTATTTGACCAGGAAATTATTGAACGATTTATGATGAGATTTAATAGTTATACAGAAGCAAGTCGCGAAAAAGAAAAGATATTAAGAATAAACAATTCTTCACTAAACAATTCATATCCTAAAGAATATGACTTTGAGTTAATAGATTCCGCTAGACTTAGTCAGCCTTGACAAAATTTAAATTCTAAAATATTCTAATTAATTAGGAAATCAAAAAAAACACGTCAAGTTTTGACGTGTTTTAAATTTAACTTGCAAACAAATATATGACCTATGTATGAAATTCAAAAGACTTATTTGTTGTAATGCATAAACGTTCTTATACAAAAATAAAAGTCAAAAAAAATGTTGTAGAAGAATTTACAATTCCATATTTTTGGACAAAATAGTCCAAACAAAAAAGCATACAAATATGGAAGTTACATTTGGAGAATACATAAAGCAAAAAAGAAATGAATTAGGTTTCCCACTTCGCAAGGTTGCTTCGCATATCGATATTGACCCTTCAACACTAGGAAAAATTGAAAAAGATGAGCGTCAATTAAATATTGAACAATTTGACAATTTGAGTCAAATTTTGCAAACTGACAAAAACACCCTATTAAATTACCATTATTCAACAAGAATTTTCGACGATTTGAAATACTATCCAAAATATCAAGAGGTTTTGAATATTGTCAATGACCAGTTGACACAACATTTAACTAAGCAAACATCAATAAGATTTGATGACGATTGGAGAGAAAAAGAATTTTCAAACCCAAATGCAACCATTAGAATTGGGACAATGTTCTCAGGAATTGGAGCGATTGAATATGCTTTAAAACGATTGAATTTGAAATCAAAAATTCAATTTGCCAGTGACATTGATACTTTTGCTAAACAAAGTTATTTTGCAAATTATGAAATTGATGAAAGTAATTGGTATAATGATGTTCGAGATATTGATGGTAAGAAATACAAAGGAAAACTTGATTTACTTGTTGGTGGAAGTCCCTGCCAGTCTTTTTCAATGGTTGGTAAACGCAGAGGTTTTGATGACACAAGAGGAACTTTATTCTATGAATTTGCAAGAGTTGTAAAAGAAAGTCAACCTAATGTTTTTATTTTTGAAAATGTAAAAGGTCTGATAAGCCATGACAGTGGAAATACTTTTGAAATAATTAAAGCAACATTCGATGAACTTGGTTACAAATACTTTTACCAAGTTTTAAATGCCAAAAATTATGGAATGCCCCAGCATAGGGAAAGAATTTTTGTGATAGGCTTCAAGAATAAAAAAACAGAATTTGCTTTTCCAGAACCAATTGAGTTAGAATATAAAATGCAGGATTTTTTAGAAGATTTTACAGACAGTAAATATTATCTAAAAGAGAAAGGAGTGAAATTCGTCACTAGTTCTAAAAATAGAAATAAGAGATATACTCAAATAAATGGAGAAATTGCACTTTGCCAAAAAGCTAACCAACAGTTTAACTGGCACGGTGATTTTGTTTTTGAACAAGGAGAAAGCGAATTTGATGAATTTATTTTTGATGTAAATGATGTTGAAGAAAAATATTATCTTTCCGATAAAGTGCGCGATTATGTTTTAAGCAGCGGAACAAAAACTTTCAAAACATCAATAAAAACAGACCTTGAAGTTGCAAGACCACTTTTACAGAGCATGCATAAAATGCATAGAGCTGGAGTAGATAATTATGTAACACACAAAGGAAAGATCAGGAAACTGACACCTAAAGAATGTCTCCGTCTAATGGGATTCAGAGACGATTTCATACAGGTTGTAAGTGATACCCAAATGTACAGGCAGGCTGGAAACAGTATAGTTGTAGACGTACTCATTGCTTTACTTAAACAAATGGATATTACCAAATACGTAGGATAATGAACCAAATTGAAATATTAGAACAAGACTATGAAATTTTAGGTACGTTAAAGAATATAAACATTGCTGATTCTTTTGTAAGTCCCTTGAACAAAATCGGGGATGGTAATGGAGAAGCAAAACTATACATAGGGCAAGCTGGAAAAAAAATTACAGATTTTTTTGGAGAAAGAGGATTTGAGTCTAATTGTTTTTTATTGAAAGAAGACTTAATCCAATATTTGGATGAAATAAGAAAAGAACATCTAGCTCCGACACAGGATTATAGAGAAAAAGACCAGTTTGACAGACTATGGGAAACTAAGCTCGAAAAAGTTCTTTGTTTAGATGAGTTGGTAGAATTTAAAATTAAAGATCAAAATAACTTACAAGGCCAACGAGTATATATAAACTCCAATGCCGAAGGATATAAATTAATTCGTGATATTTCTCTTCCAGTCATTTCACATCTTGAAATAACCAAAGTTAGAAATGTTGAAGATAACATAATAAAATATTACTTCTACTTATTTTCAGACTATGTAAATGAGATAATTGAAGAGGAAGATGCTAAACTAGAAGATTCTGAATTTGAACCATTTAATCCAGAGCTGATATCTATTGACACAAAAAAAATAACAATGGATACACTTTTACGAAGATTAAAACAAGGTACAATAAATCTTAACCCTGATTTTCAAAGAAATTCCGTTTGGACAATGGATAAAAAATGTCAACTCATTGAATCTCTAATGCTAAAAATTCCACTTCCTATGTTTTATGTTTCAGCAGACGAAATTGGAAATTATACTGTTATAGATGGTTTACAACGGCTTTCAACAATAAGAGATTATATTATTGATAAGAAATTTAGGCTGCAAAAATTAGAATTTTGGGGAGATCAGTTTAACGATGCTAGATTTGAAGATTTACCTACGTTTATTGAAAACAGAATTTTAGAAACAGAATTTACTTTTACAGTTATAAATTCTGGAACACCCGAGATAGTTAAAAGAAATATTTTTAAAAGAGTTAATCGTGGAGGCGAACCATTAACCGATCAAGAAATACGACACGCATTATATAGTGGAAAATCTACTGTTTTATTAAAGACACTATCTTTAACTAATAAATTTCTAAATGCTACAAATAGCTCAATTAAGGCCAACAGAATGCTTGATAGAGAATTTATATTGAGACTTTTATCATTTATGATACGTGATTATAATTTGTATCCAAAAAATGGGAATATGGATGAATTTTTAAGTGATACTCTAAAAATAATAAACTCAATGCCCGAAATAAATACCAAAGAATTAAAAAAAATATCAGAGAATATTATTTCAGAAGTAAAAATTAACGATATAAAAATTCTTAGAGATAAATTTGCTTTAGGTATGTTAAGGTCATCTGCTATATTTGGCGACCATGCTTTTAGAAAAAGCTATCCTGGTAAAAGAAAAACGCCTGTAAATAAATCATTTTATTATCTGAAATTTCAGATCAAAAATTTAATTTATTAGAAAAACACAAAGATGAGTTCCTAAATGATTATAAAAATAATTTTTTAAAAAATTACAAGTTTGATGATATTATTTCAAGAAATGCTTTAAAATATACTTCAGTGCTCGAGAGATATTCGACAATGAAAGACTTATTACATAAATACACCAAATGATAAACAGTCTAACACTAACGGCATTTAAATCATTCTTTAACAGAGAATTAGATTTAGAAAACCTGACCATTCTTACAGGGTTAAACAGCAGTGGGAAAAGCTCAATAATTCAGTCATTACTAATCCTTGAAAAAGCATTTAAAAATGAAAAAAATTTATTATTAGATGGACACGGGACAGAATTAGATTTAAGAAACAAAAACTCAAAAGAGAAAACTGAACTTAGCATTACAATAAATGACATTGAATATTCAATAGAATTTCCCGACAATAAAAAAAATTTTGAGCCAAATCTGTTTCCTAATGTTTGGTATATCTCCGCAAATAGATTTGGTCCGCAATTATCAATTCCTATTCTAAATGATAATCAATCAAAAAATAAGATAGGAAGTAACGGTGAAAATGTATTACAATGCATTAGGTATTATGATTCGGTTAATCCAGTATCGCTAGATGAATCAATAAAACACCCTGATGCAAATTCTTTTACTCTATTAGAAAATATTCGAACCTGGCTTAAAGTCATTTCACCTAATGTAAGTTTTAATTATGAAGTTTTGGACATAAGCGATACATCTTATGCAACATATGATGGTCATAGGGCAACAAACGTTGGTTTTGGACTAAGCTATATTCTTCCAGTAATCACAACTCTATTGGTCTCAACATTTGAGAAAGACAGCTTAGTAATTATTGAGAATCCTGAAGCTCATCTACATCCAAAAGGACAAACCGAACTTGCAAAATTAATTTGTCTATGCGCAAAATTAGGCACACAGGTAATCATAGAGACTCATAGCGACCATATATTTACAGGAGTTAGATTATTTATAAAAGAGAATGCTTTTTCTGATAATACATTAATACACTGGTTAGAATTAAACGAAAATAAAAATACCGACATTACAACAATCTATATAGATAAAAATGGTCGTGTAAATGATTGGCCAAAAGGATTTTTTGATCAGTTTGAAATAAATCATTCAAAACTGATTTAATATGAAATTTTTTGTTTTTAACGATTTAATGCCAGACGCTGCATCAAATCAAGAAATCATGCTTGCTTTAAAAAGTACTATTGTAGAATATAAAATTTTAAAAGAAAAGTATCCAAATAGTATAGATGGCATTATATCTTGTACACATTTAAGCGACATTAATTTGAGTGAGAATTTAACTTTAGCGGATATTTTAGAATTAATAGATAATAAAGAAATAAAAGACTACTCATATAGCATTTTCACGAAACATCCAATAGAATTTTTTTTAGATACTGACGTTGTATTAGATGAAGGAAAAGATCACTTTTTTTTATTGGATAAAACCAAAAGAGATGCTTTTTTTATTAAAATCGTATCAAACGGAAAAGATATTTTGTTTAGCCTGAATCTCCACCCCGATTTAGCAAAAGATATGTTAACTATTAGCTGTAGCGATTCAACAAGCTTTTCGGTTGACAATCTGTATGGAATACAGCAGAATACGGCTAATATTGAAAGAATTATCAAAAAAGAAGAAATATCTAAATTGGGTAATTTGGATAAGCTTAAACAAATCTTGAATAATGCAATCACATCAAAAAAATTCGACAATACTTTCAGTAAAATGTCTAAAGAAGTTCAAGAAGCAATAATTGAAAATTTTGAATCTGTTATCAGCTATAAATCCAAGGGATTAAATATTCCCGAAACACTATTAAAAGAAGTAACTCATAAAAAGGATACAATTAAAGAATTAAAAATGAGAGATCCTATTGCTAAAAGATTATATTTTGAAGAGATTAATGGTATTTATTACTTAGCCTCTTTGGAAAATAAGCCACTTAAAGACAGACAAACAAAAGAACAAAGCTCACATATAAAAAATGCCATTTCGATATTTAAGGAATTAAAGAAATAAAATTATTTATTATGCCTGAATACCAAAGAATAAAAGTAGATAACATTGAATACAATATAATTGATGCAATACAAGATTTTAGAGCAGAAGACAGCTTTATTCATAGATCAAATAAGCTGGCACAATTTGACGGAAATGGAGAAAGTAAAAAGCATATTGGTACATATAATGGAGAACTTGGCAGACGGATTTCAAATTTTTTCGACTATTATACTTGGGGATTAGAGCATTTTGACAGTAATAAAAAACGCAAAACATTAAACTCCGCAAAAGAGAATGGAGCTGTTGTTCAGGAGAATACCTGTTTTTTCAGCAAAACAAATTTGCTTAAATACTTGGATGACGCTAAGGCAGAATATTACAGTCAAGAACAAGTTTATCACAATGATATTAGTGTTTATTACAACAAAAGATATCAAGAAGTTCTAAATATTGAAACTGAATACATCCCTTTCTCAATATATGACGCTTCTGATAATTTATCACAACGGCAAAACAGAGGTTATATTAGGTCTGACGATAGCATATGGAAACTTTGGAGAGAGTTAATATTGCCAAAAATAAGCTATCTTTCGATTTTAAAATTAGTCCCTGTTATTCCCTCTGAAGACAGCATTAAACCAATATTTTATTTTAGGATTTTATTAGATTACCAATTCCGAACTTTTGTACATCCTAGCGCCCTGCAATTAGTTGAAGAGATAGCTTTTGATATTCCCGAAATTGAAGAAATAAAAAGATCATATCGAATTGGTCAAGAAAAATACAGAAGAGCTGTAATAGAATATATGCCGCAATGTCCATTTTCAAAAATTTCAGATGAAAGGCTTTTAATTGCAAGTCATATAAAACCGTATAGCGTTTGCATTAAAGAAAATAATCAAGAAGAAGCTTTAGATTATCTAAATGGTCTCGCTCTTTCACCAACTTATGACAGATTATTTGATCAAGGTTATATTACTTTTCTAGACAATGGAGAATTAATTTGTGGCACTCAATTAAGCTCATATACTTGGGATAAACTTAATATAAACCCAACCGCTAAAAATAAAATGCGAATTTTTCCTGAAAATAGAGAAAAATATTTGGAATACCATAGAAAATACGTGTTCCTAGATGACATTAACGATTTAACATAAGGATTAAAATGCTGCCGTTTTTTTGAACAATCCAACCTAATAAATGGGAACTATTTATGGCTGACAAACACACTCCCGAACAGAGAAGGTTTAATATGCAACAAATAAAAAGTAAGAATACTAAACCTGAGGTATTATTAAGAAAAATTTTATTTTCCAAAGGTTATAGATACAGAATAAACAGTAAAAATTTACCTGGAAAGCCTGATATTGTTCTGAAAAAATATAATACAATTATTTTTGTAAATGGATGTTTTTGGCACGGGCACGAAAACTGCACATACTTTGTTATACCTAAGACAAACACAGATTTTTGGATTAATAAAATTAATGCTAATAAAAATAGAGACCAAAATAATTTCAAATCATTACTTAAACTTGGCTGGAACATAATTACTATTTGGGAATGCGAATTAAAAAAAGACAATATTGAAAAAACAGTAAATAAATTAATAGAGGAATTACAAAATAATATTGAAAAATAGGTAGCGTCTCACTAACTATGTAAGTGGAAATATTGACAACTAATTCAAATCATATTTCGTAAGATCATCTAAATTTTTCAACAATGAACTATAATCTAAACTTCCAAAAATCTCATAATTAGGACTTATTAATAATAATTTCCGTTTTTAAAGTTTTGTAATAAATTTGAATTGTTTTTCTATTTTTACCTGTCACTTTTTTCAAACTTTTAATTGTCATTTTTCCATCTAGCTCGAAATTCCAATTTTTCATCACCTCCAGCAATTCTGATATAGTTTTATCTTTACGATCTTGATTAAGCTTTTTTAAGTTTAACCTTCTTTTATCAGTTGGAGTAAGTTTTTTTTCTTTATCATAAATGAATCTACGTTCAGCATTAATAATAGGTTCAATATCATTTAGATTTCGGTAAACTTTTTCAAAAGTTTCCATTACCTCATTGTTCTCTAAAGGAGGATTCATTTTACCATCGTTAATAGAATAAAGATATTTTAACAGAGTACTTCTATCCACTTCCTTGTTTAAAGCAATCAATTGATATGTTATACTTTTTAAAATATTTTCCCTATTACCTTCAGAAACCTTTTTAAAGGGAACGAATACCTGAGCGTAATTTAATTTGGTATCTCCACCTAAATCATAAAAGCCATGTTCATCATACACTATATCGTACGCTTGCAATAGTTCATCAAGATTATTAAATCTTAATTTGTACCCATTACAATCATACCCTAATGAGTTATAATTTATAGTATTGTAGTGGGTACTTTTTTCTGTGTTTACTTCTGTATTATCCTGCACAATTTCCAATGGTATCATTTCCGTAACAGGAAAAACCTCTACATTATCATTATAGTAAGCATTGGGATCATAGGATAGTACGGTAAGCCGATCAATTGATACCGCCTGTGGATCATAAGGTATATCTAGTGCACTAGCAATCTCTTGAGTAGCAATTTTAAAATAATCAGGTGTTAATCCATCCACTTTCACTACTAAAGTCAAACCTTTATTAGATAAACTACGCCAGCAAGCACATACATATGCAGTATTGATCTCAAGATCTTGTTCAGTCAGGTTATCAACATCAATATACAAGTATCCAGTTGGGTTACTCAAGTTCTTTCCTCTAATATAATTGTTTGAGTACTGAAAATTAATAGCTATTGCGGGCAGCTTATACTTTTTTATTTTTTGATATTCTTCACAACCTCTTTCTAAAGATCGGGCATCCAGAACTAATTTTAGATGCTCTGATGGTGGAGTTCGGATAAATTCGACTACTTCTCCGATGTTATTAAATGAATCTGTAATGGTTCTGTTAGTACAATTATTTATCTTATTAATCATAATTTTAAGTTTAAAAAAGGCATAGCAAGAGCTATAACAGTAGTTTTCACTATGCCTTTGAATTGTTGTTTTAGAATGTTTTAGTTGATTTTTCGGGCGTTTATGAGGCTTTTACAGTATGTGAGCATGTAATATGGTGTATCATTATAAGAAAAAGATCTTTCTTATCCAGCCTTATTCCCGTGTATAATGTAGCTTTTAATTATCAGATTAAAATATTATAATAACTTCCTCTTCAGTTTTACCCATATAAGCTATGATCTTACTTTTTTCAATTTCTAGCTCATGTACTAATGTCTTTTGCCCGTAATATTGATTATTTCTTACCTTAAATTGTTCAGCAATACTTTTGTCTAAAGTCCAGCTAAATCTAAATTTGCCACTTTTAAATTCTTTTTCACTCATACCTCTATAAACTTTAACCCTATCAGGCAAAGATTCAAAGAAAGCCCAATTTTCTTTATGCATTAAGTACTTTTTTTCATCTCTCTTAGAAGAAAATAACAATAATAAAATTTCATAAGGTAAATTAGGATCATAAGATTGCATAAGATAGGCACAGGCTAAATTATCCCAATATTCTCTATCAGAAAATAGATGTTGGAATTGCGCAAACCAATATATTTTTTGAGATGTGGGAGAATAGGTATTTATAAAATTATAGTCCAGCTTACCTGTTAAATGTATTTCCTTGATCTCTCTTAAATATTGAGGTGCTTTAATTTCAAGCAAGATTTTATTAGAAAAACTTTTTTTGATGTCTTTAAACATTTCATCTGTATACTGAGAGAAAGGAAAATCGGTAGTTTTTTTAAGTTTTTTCCATTCTTTAAGAAGTTTTGAATATTCATTTTTAACGGATTCTTTAGTTGTTTGATTGATTAAATTTGTCTTCATTTTTTTCTAAAATTTTTAAATTTAGCATAGCAATAGCACCCCATAGTATTTTACTACGGCTAAATGCTGTTAATAATTAATTGTTAAATGGGGATTTATAATCAGTAAAACTGATTGATAGAAATTAGCAAGTTAATTGTGATAAGACATCAGATTTCGAATAGTAAACCCGTTTTCCAATCTTTTTAGCTTTAAGTACTCCTTGATTATTCCAATGGAATAAAGTGGTTAGACTTACATTTAAAAGTTTAGCTGTTTCTTCACGAGTATAAAACTCTTTTTCCTCTGATTGTGTAGGAATGATTTTTTCTAATTCTTCCCTAACTAGTTTTTGAATAAATTGACCAAAAGATTCTATATCTATTTGCATCAATTGGATTGCTGAATTTGTCATAATATTTTTTTGTTAATTATTATGATACAAATGTAGCTTAGCAGATTTTCCGATTTTCGGAACTTTTTTCCGATAAAAATTTAAAGACTAAAAATATTATTAAAATTATTTTCCCTCTGTTCGGAAGATGACTTTGAAAGGCTTCTAAATCCTGCGTTCTTTACAAACTCTTCATAGTCTTTGTCAGTAATAAAATTGTTATCTCTTAACCAATCGATATATTTAAAATGAGTATAGTTATGAATAATTTCATGATGCTTCATTTTTTGGAAAATAAAAGAATAATCTATAAATCTATTTATTATATGTTTTTTTGCATATTTGATAAATTGTTTATAGACAGACTTTTCTTTGAATATATCCTTCCATTCGATATTATCTTCGTGCTTTTTCTCTTTGAACTTTTTCTTGTTTTTCTTTTCGCTCTTTAGAATAAATTTATGTTCCTCCTTGTACTTTTTATAAAAAGCTGAATCCTTATCTATATACTTTTTATATTTTTCAATAGTTGAGGCAATAGCTTTATTAAACAATAAAGACATCTTTTTCATATTCTCAATGTCAATGAAAAAAGTAACAGGATCTTTAAAAACACTATTAACCATCTCGTAAGTGTTATAGTTTTGTTTAAAAAGTGTTATAGAATTATGATATTGTGCTAGTATCTTATTATTAATAAGATCTTTTATATTATCAGGATTAGTTTTAGAATTGTCTAAAACATAATCCTCCAAATCTTGCTCAATCAAACTCAATACTTTTTTGAAGTCTGCCAGTAAAATTTCGGAATAGTTATTTTTTTTATCAATAAAATCAACATAATTAATGATCCGTACTTCCTTTGCATCTGCTTTTCCATTAAAAATATTAAACGTAAGGACATATAAAAAGCCACTTTTTTGAAATGCATCATTTATTTCCTTTGTGATAGGGGCATAATGTTCAATAATTTTAATTTTCTCAATTACATTTTCCTGCTCATCATAAATGGTTATATTTTTTCCAAGCATAAATTTCTCTAATGTATGCCTGTTATATATATTAATTATTGCTAGATTATTCTGTATCTGATCTATTTTCTGCAT